GTTCGTTAACAAGAATATCAAAATTATCCTTAATTTGTAACATGTATTATATTATATTTTACATAACAAAAATAATTATTAGAATAAATAAAACATTCATTAAAATAATATTTAATGTTAAAAATTTGTGTTTACCCTTATTCGTTTTCCTTAACGCACTAATATTGATTTTTTATTAGATTATTTTCAATTTTATTTGTATAATTGTTCAAATAATTTACTAATAGTTGGTAATTTAATTATTGGCTTAAGTGCTAATTTGTTTTGTTTAATAGCTTCTAAACATACATCATAATTTTGATATTTAATAAATTTGATTGCTAAATTGTTTTGTTTAATAGCTTCTAAACATATATCATGAGTCTGATTTGTAACATATTCAAGTGCTAATCCATTTTGCTTAACAGCTTCCAAACAATTTTCTTCTGTTTGAATTTTAACATATTTAAGTGCTAATCCATTTTGTTTAACTGCTTTTAAACATAAATAAGGTAAACTTAAATCACAACTTTTATATTTAACATATTCAAGTGCTAATCCATTTTGTGTAACAGCTTCTAAATATAAATTATATGTTTTATTTCCAGCACGACGCTCAATATATTCAAGTGCTAATCCATTATGTTTGACAGCTTCTAAACATAATTCATATGTTGGTTTTTCAATATGTTGAAGAATCAATTGAGGATCCAATTGATTTTTTTTAACAAGTTCGACACATAAATTATTTATTTTTATTTTTGTACGTCCAAATGTCATTTTACTTTGCTTTAAAAATATTTGCAAATTATTTGATGATAAGTTAGAAAAAAAATTAATTATCGTCTCGATTTTTTCAATAAATATTTTATGTGCTTTATATTTACGTTCATATTCATATTCATCTTCTTCACAAATTTCTTCACAATAAATAGATTCATTATCGTCTAATTTGATTGTTGCAATCAAATCACCATAATCTAAAAATCTCATGATATTATCACGATCGGTAAAATATAATCCACCACTTTCACACGAACCTGACGGATTAAATTTTAATGTGTCAATATTTTCCCCTAATTTATATTTAAATCCGTAATGTATTAATGTTTCATCGAGTATTTTATATAATCGAACTCCTTTAAAATCTTTTCCTAATTTTAATGTCATTTGTATTCGTATGTGTTAGTATTTGATTGAGTAGTATTAAATTAAAAATTTCAATTTTTAATATTTTATGCTCGAATTCGTTCGGACATGAAATATTAAAAAATATAAGAACACAATAGATTTCGATTTTTAATTTTTCAATTTTATGTATATGTATATATATACGCATGAACAATAAAATAGATATATTTAGTTTATATGAATATTTACCAAATAATATGTTAAGTAAATTTCAAAACAAAAATGTGTTTATATATTTTATCTGTTTAATTGTTATAATATTTATTGCTAAAATCACAAAAAATTTTTCATATGTATTTATTTGTTTATCTTTATTAACAATATATATATATTATTGCCAATTAACTTATAACACAAATTATGTGTTGGGAACTGAAAAAAAAAAAAAATATCTCAACATCTTAAAAATTAATCCATCATTATTAATTACAAAAGATGATCAAATAATTGAATTACTACATAGTGCTTTATTTATCAAAGAAAAATCACCAACATATTTTAAACAACTAATTAATTATATTGAAGATTTCTTAACTTCATATCAAACATTACGACAAAATATTAATAATATCTACATAAAAAAAACTGACCTAATTAAACCTATCGAATTATCCGAAATCCAACAATCGATTCTAATTAATGATATTAGAGATAAATTAGAACGTGTTATGAAACATATTGAAACCATGATATTCAATAATCCAAAAGATATTACATATTTAGAATCATATTATCAATTTTATCAACTAATTAGATCACATTTGAGTAGATATTATAATAAAATATTATCTGATTATAATTTTAAAGACCACACATCACAATATCAATTAACAAGATCATCAGAAAATAAATATGATTTTTTAAATAAATAGATTAAATATTGATCCATTGAATAAACAAATAAATTATTATTATTGTTATCGTTAAAAAAATTAAAATAGTTAATAATCTATAATTTTTTTTAATTATTTTCATAAAATTTTTTAAATTAAAATGATCCAAACGACCAATCTCAATAAACATATCATAAATATCAAGCATCAACCCATTTTTTAATTGTCCAATAGTTAGATCATTCAAATCTAAATTTTTGCGACTCATTTCTTTTAATTTGATTTGATCCTTAATTTTTCTTTTTTTTCTATTTATTTCATTAATTTCACTAAATTTAATATTAAACTTATTTACATCAAATAATCCAGCAATTATAAAATCTGATGGTTTAGGTTTATCTAAATCAATTTTTTTTTGTAATAAATCATCTTCTTCAGTTAATTTTTTAATATCATAATCAGTATCAGGAAATTTATATTCGACTGTAGTCATTTAATAATATAATATTAACACAAATTAATATTATATAACATATTTCGATTAGTTTTTAATTATTAATTTGAATTTATTAGTTTTCAAATAACTAAATCTCATAAAAAATTGAAATCTCATAAAATCATTCTAATTTTTTATTTATTAAGTTCGCATATACGCGAACTTAATAAATAAAAAATTGAAATTTAGTTATTTAAAAACTAATAAATTATATATAAACATAATATATTAATATGTTAGCACCAATATGTTTTTCATGTGGTCATGTTTTAGCACATTTAGAACTTCCGTTTGAAAATGGGTTGCAAGAAATTGATAATAATATTAAATTATCTGAAGAACAAAAAGCCCAAGCAAAACGTGAATTAGTTGATAAGTTGCTACCATTAAGATGGAAAACTCGTTATTGTTGTAGAAGTAGATTATTAAGTTATGTTGATGTCGTTAAAATTATTGTTTAAAAATTTAATTTTTATTTTTTTGTAATTTTTTTATTATTTCATAATATTGTTCGTTTGTTTGCTGTTGTTTTTTGATATTATTTTTAAGTTTATCAATTTGATATTTAAGTTGTTTAATCTCAATATCACGATTATCTAATTCATTTTCATAAAATTGTTTAACTTCTTCTGTAGTCATTTTTTTATAAATAATTTTATTTTTTAATTGTACTGACCATGTTAATTTTCCATTTGACAAAACCATATATTCTTTTTCAAGATCTAATTTAATTATTGTTCCGCCCATTCTAAATAATTTTTTTGTCATTTCATTATTTAAAACAATATCAAAATATCTAACATGAGTACCTGTTTTTAAATCATTTAAATCTTCAACTTGTTCATATTCTTCTAATAAATTATTTATATCTTCTTGTGTTAATTTTTCTTGTAATGTATTTAATGGTTTGACAAAACCGTCAGATCCTAATCTAATTAATTTTTGACTCATATATCAAATAATAAATATATTTATTATTTGATGTTTATATTAATTAAAATTATATTTCATCACCAAATATTACTTTGTGCTTATTTTTTTTGTTGTTATTTAATTTTAAATATAAATCATCTTTCATTTCTTTAACTCTTTTATCAACATCTTCTTTGAATAAATCATAAAGTTTATTTTTTTCTTTATTTTGCTCAAGTTTATTTTTACCATATATTTTATATTTAAGAAATCGTAATTTCCAGAATATATTTGATTTTAATATCAATACCATATCTACTACTTTGGAACCATTAATAATATTAACTAAAAATCCACCATTATATGTTTTTTCTTCGATATTTCCAGTATCAATATTATATATTTTTTTTACGTATCTAATGTGCATCCCAATATGTAAATCTTCTAAATTATCACGAGTTATTAATTTATAACCTGAAATATCTTCTTCATTATTTTCAATCAAAACATCATCATTTATTATCTGTTTACTTATATTTTTCCAATTCATTATTTAATCAAAATTAAGATATTTTATTTTTAAATTAAAATACGTTAATGGTTAAAAAATAAATATCACAAATTTATTTATTATTCTCATTTTCATTTTCATCTTCATCTTCATCTTCATTTTCGTTTTCATCTTCATTTTCATCTTCATCATTATCTTTATCAGTTTCATCATCTTCGTTATTATTTTTACTTTTACTTTTAAGATCTTCATAAATTTTCTCATATAATGAATTAGTATTATTAAATACACAATCATATTTATTATCAGTTTTCGTATCATCCAACGTAATAGTTTGTTTAATATTTAAATATTTATCATATTCTTCGGATTCTGTTAGTTTTATTGATTCAGTAATTAGTTTTAATTTTTCAAATATTTTGAACTTATTTCTAAATAAATCTGGAACATCATTTTTTTCTCTTGATTTTTCATTCATTTCGTTAACTAAACATTCAAACATACTTTTGTCTGCTTTGAAAATTCGTTTTTGTTCTTCTTCTTTTTCATTAATATTTTTTTGATCTGTTTCAAATAAACCAACCTGATGTTTATCTTCTAGATATTTATCAACATTGTTTGTATATTTAATATTATTTTTTTGTAATTTTATTTTTTCCAACTCAATTTTCATTTTAAGTAAATCAATTTGTTTTTTTAATTCATTTTGTCTGTTTATAGGTTTCTCTTGTTGTTCACTAACGTTCACAACTTGCCTTTGTGTTCGCTCATTAACATTTGCTCTCATAAGTTCTTGTTGTTCATTAACGTTCACAACGCGTCCTTGTTTCTCGTTCAATTTGTTTATTTCAATAAACTCATTATTTTCTTGTCCTTTGTTTGTATTACTCAATCCAACTAATTCGCCCTGTATTCTCTCGTTAGCACTCGATTTCATAAGTTCTCGTTCGACTTGCCCGAGTGTATTTTGTTTATTTTGGTATTGTTCGTTATTATTTATTTTATGTTTGATGTAAATATCATGATTTATTTCATCAGACGTTTCTGGTAATTGATCATTAACAGGTATAAATATATTAACATCAGACTCAATATCTTTTTTTAATAAAACTTCAAGTTCAACTTTATTTCTCGATAATATTGAATTTTTAATAACAATTTTATTATCATGTTCATCATATAAGTCAAAACTATTAATATCAATTTTATATGAATTAATAGGACAATTATTTGAATATTCGATTATTTTTAGATCATTAAAAAAATCGAGTTTATTTTTGTCACAATATAAAATAATTTTAATGTATGTTAATATATTGCTATACACAATATCAATCGATTCATAGACACTTAGTATATTGTCATTTTTTAATATAATAAATACCATTTGATATATATAAATATCTATCTTTTTATATATTCGATACTAAACGAATTTAAAAATATACAATAAATTTGAAAATTATTCATATTATGAATATTTATATATAATATTACCAACATATACTTAATAATGAATAAAAAAAACAATTCATTCAATAGTCGCAAAAAACATCAATATAATCATTATAATTATCAATCTTATTATCAACCTTATTATCAACCTTATTATCAATCTAATTATCAACCTAATTATCAACCTAATTATCAACCTAATTATCAACCTAATTATCAACCTTATTATCAATCAAATTATCAATCAAATTACCAACGTTACGATAAATATAATAATATAAATTATTATGATACAAATATGTACTCGAACTACCAAAATAAACCGAATAAATTGTATGATAGAAATTTAGTTTTTAAAAAATTTTCGACTACGAAAAATAATATAAAACATAAACCATTAAATCCACATGCAAAACCATTTATTCCGTCCCAATTACAAAATAAATTACAAAATAGTAAACAACAAAATTCACAACCTAATATTTTAAAAATTAGATTTATTGATAATAAAATATCAACTGACGGTTCTGTTAATAAATTTATGGATGATGATAATAAAATTATCGATGAAATTTTTAAAACTATTTTAAGTATGACTAAATCTGATATTAATACTGAAGTAGTTAATGAACATAAATTAAAAATTATAAAATTTGATCCGAATATTGAGTATAAAGAGATTAATCAAAACGTAAAAACTATTGATGATCTTTTAAAATTATCCGAAATATATGATGAAACTAAACCTGATTTAATGATGAAATATACTGTGGACTTAAAAAAATTATCCAAAATGAAAGAACCATTAATTGAGCTGAATAATATGATCGGAATGGAACCAGTAAAAAAATCAATCGTAAGACAAATTGTTTATTTTTTACAAGGATTCGAAGAGCAACAAGATATGTTACATGTTATAATTACAGGATCGCCGGGTACTGGAAAAACAAGTTTAGGTGTCATTTTATCGAAACTATATTATTCAATGGGTTTACTTGATAATAAATCATCAATCAACCCGATTAGTGGAAAAAAAGAAGATTTTCTTTTTAAAATTTATAAAAGATCAGATCTAATTGGACAATATTTGGGCAGTAGTGCTATTAAAACACAAAAAGCAATTGATGAATGTTTAGGAGGTGTTATGTTTTTAGACGAAGCATATTCATTAGGACATGAAGAAAGGTCAGATATTTATACTAAAGAATGTGTCGATACAATTAATCAAAATTTATCAGAAAAAAAGAAAAATTTTATTCTAATTATTGCGGGTTATGCTGAACAACTCGATAAATGTTTTTTTTCGCACAATGAGGGTTTAAAACGCCGTTTTGCATTTACATATGACATTGAAAAATATAGTAATAATGAATTAGCAAAAATGTTAATATTTAAGATTAAAAATAATAATTGGAAATTAGATGAATCTATTAATATTGAAGACATAGTTGATATTATTCATAATTCCGAAAATACATTCAAAAATTATGGGGGTGATATTGAATCATGGTTATTTCAAATTAAAATAGAACATGGTGTACGTATATTTGGTAAACATCCAAAACATCGTCATCAAATTAATATTGATGATCTAAAAAATAGTTTGGAACAATTAAAATTAGTTAAAGAAAATAAAGTTATTAAAAATAAAGAAGAACAAGAAAAACAAATAATTCAGGCTTTATACTTATAAAATAAATTATTTAATAAAATTTTTAATAATTTATTTTTTAAATTATAACTTAATATTTTTTAAAATATTAAGTTATAATATACAATGTCAGAATCAGAATTTTTTGATGAACATAATAATAAAAATAAAAATGTCGAAAATTTTTTAAAATATCATCCTCATAGATGTTGTAGATGTGGACACCATTTTGGAAAATGTAAATGTCAAAAAAAAATGTTCAGGTATTATAACAATCATAAAAATGATTGTTTATGTGCTAAACTAATAAAATGTTTACTTTGTTTAATAATCGCATTTATGATTTATAAAATAATAATGTATGAAGAAAAAAAATCTTAATTCTTAATATATAATGGGAAATTTCATTTACACAAGACATAAAATATTAATTTATCCAAAAAATATTGAACATTTTAATAAAGATACATTAACACAAAACTTACTTGATCCAATCAAAATTAATTTAGATAACAACGTACTTACACCAATAATTGCTGATAGAATAAAACCAATACAGCCTCCAATATTAAAAAATTTTATAATACAACTAAATGATTTACCAAAAATTAAAAAAAATATTGAAATTTTACGTAATTTACTACTTAGTAACGAAGAATATAATAATGAGTTATTAAAAATAATTATTAAACAACAATCAATTATCAACAACAATATTAAATTTTATGATGAAATTAATAAAAATTTAACACGTTATAAAAATACTGATAATATTAGATATAAAATAAAAAATAAACGTAATTTTATTGAAGATGATTATAAAAGAATAGTATTAAAAATGAGACATAAAATAAATACAAAAAATGAAAAAATTAAAAAAATATTATTATAACCTATTTTTGTTTTGGTTTTCTTCCTCTTCGGACTTTTGGTTTTTCGATTATAATATCAGGTTCTAGTTTAGGTTCTAATTTAGGTTCTAATTTAGGTTCTAATTTAGGTTCTAATTTAGGTTCTAGTTTAGGTTCTAATTTAGGTTCTAGTTTAGGTTCTAATTTAGGTTCTAATTTAGGTTCTAGTTTAGGTTCTAATTTAGGTTCTAATAAAATTGGTGTTGTTGTTGACATTGTATTTGTTGTCACTAACTGATTTTTAATAAATTGTTCTTCGACATCTGCTAAATGTGATTTATTATATGATACAGATCGATCAGCGATCTGTGCACGTTGTTGTGCTGAAGTATTATTAATATGAGCGATTCCGTGAGAGTCAGGTTCAAAGAAGAACGAAATAAGAGCCATAATGATTTTATCAATTCCCCATAACGGACTCCATTCATCTTTGTGAAAACCACTATTTGACATACAAATTTTTTTATTAATTTCGAATCTTCCAGAAGGCGTTAACATAATATAATCTGGTGGTTCAAAAGGATATTTTTCAGTGAAAATAATTTTTAAATAATATACTCCCCCTTTGTATTCATCTGACAAATTATGTATTTTAACATACCAAATATTTAAATCTTCTGTTGGTATTGCTTCATAATATTCACAAGGAGATTTCTTGAGATCATTAACAAAACTCATAAGACGTTTAATGTTAGTATTTTTAATATGAGAATTTTTATTTGACGACATTTATATTTAATTTGTATTTAATATGATATAAATAATTTAGTTAAATTCTAAGTTAATTATTTTCAATATTTTTATAATATAATTTCTCATAATATTATATAAATTATGAGTTCCAAGAATAGTGTTAGTAAACCAGAATCAAATGAAATAAAACAATCTGGTATTAAAAAACATGGTCAAACAATTACAATAATTGTTTTGATTGGAATTATTGCGGTCATGGCTTGGTTTTTATGGGAAGCAAAAATAAAAAATATTGGCGAAGGTTCATCTGATGTCACAGGAGAAACTTCGTCTGAAGTTTCAGGCGAAACTGGTGAAGGTGTAAGTCAATAAATGAACAAATTCATATATCATCAATATTAATAATTTTCGTTTCACTAATTTTGCTATCTTTATGCATTTGTTTTGAGATTTTACTTTTTTTTTCACAATTAGCACCCAATAAATTGATTCTTTTTTGAACATTATTGTTTAAAATTTGTTCATTTTCAGATTCATTATTTTCATTATCTTCACCGTCTGAATTATTATTTTGTTCTTCATTAGTATAACCAAATTCAATATTAATTTCGTGTTCGTCAATATTTTTATTTGTTTCTTGATTTTTAGGAATTTCACCTTTAAATTTAAGTTCTTCAATATGATCAGAATTATATTTATGTCTAATATCATATATTTTTAATCCTAACGATGATTGAAATTCACGTTTACCAACTAATAAAATATCACCCTTTAAAAATCTTTGTCTTTTAACAATACCTCTTATAATTCCTCTAACTTCTAAATTATTATTTTCTCCACCAATAATTTTTAAACTACAACTACCTCCTCCTAAATTGGATAATACAACAGCATATTCTGTATCAACATCTTTAATAACAAGTGGATGATTATAACGACTATTTTTACATTTTTTTGCTTTATTGCCCCCTTTAGTATTTTTTGGCATATTAAATAAATATAATATAATAAAAATATTATATTTATGTTTATATAATTCAATTTTTTAGAATAATAGTTTGCATATATGCAAACTATTATTCTAAAAAATTAGATGCAGACAATAGACAAATTCAATTTTTTATAATGATAGTTTGCAAATATACAAACTATCATTATAAAAAATTAGATGCAGACAATAGACAAATTCAATTTTTTATAATGATAATTCGAATTGTAAATATAAAAATATATATGTGGAACAAAAAAAATATAGGATTAGATTATATTAAACTGAATGAGTATTTTTATTAACTTAATACACATATTTGTTATAGCACCTATTATTATGTATGCTGGATTAAATTTTAATAAAGAAAATCCATTAAATAAATATGTCGGAATTGTATTTACAATGATTGCTTTACTTATTGGTATTATTAATGGTTTGTATATTTCTAAAAAAATGTATAAAGAACCAACTAATCAATCAGATAATTTACGTGATTTGATTAAAAATGTCGATCAATATTTCCAAGATTTATTTAGCAATGACAAACAAAAATAAAATATATAATATATTTATATATTGACTATGGGTATAACTATACACTTAATTCATATTTTCGTTGTCGCTCCTGCTTTAATATATCTCGGATTTAATATGGATAAAGAAGATCCTTTAAATAATATTATTAGTACATCTCTTTTAATTTCAGCATTATTGGTTGCTGTTTTGCATACTTATTTAATTACCAAAAAAATAAATAAAAGTTCAAGTAAACCTATTATAATATCATTAGATAAAACAACTATCGAAGATAAAAAAAATAAATCAAATATATAATTATAAATAATTATTACAATCTTTAGTTACTGATTTTATTTTTTGATAAAAACATCTAACGTGCTAATATTATTTTCATCTCTTATTATTTTACTTTGTTTAATAATAAAATATATTATTATGATCAAAAATATTATTCCAACAGTTTTAATAATATTTAATTTATTATTAATATTCGAAACATTGTTATGTCCATTTATTATTTTTCGTGTATGATGTTCTGTAATAATTAATAATATTATCATAAACAATATTATATATTTTGCTTGGTGTGTTTGTCCTATAATGTTACTATTAATAAATACAAACATAAATATACACGATATAGTTTTAATTAGTACGCGCACTAGTTCTTTATCATTTAAATTTTCACTAACGAATAGATTATCTAAAAAACTAACATACAAACCTAATAATAAAAATATCCAAGTCAAATTTATATTTCTATTATATGACGAATAAAATGATAATGCATATAATATTAAACTAACGCAACCAATAATTTCTGATTTAAATCCAATAAATTTAAAAAAAGGTTTACAAATATTTAATATTTTATAAACAACAACATCGATCGGATTAAATATTGAAAATATATTTTTTTTTGTTATTGGTGTTTGTGATTTGGTCATTCCCATTACCATTAAATTTCGAATATCTGGAATAAATTGTTTTATATTTGTTTTATTATCACTCATCGAAAATATATATTTACGATACAAATTAATTTTCTCTTGTTAACTTAAATCTTGTTCACTTATATTACATTATATATTATAATATATGACAACTTATAATTTTGATAATTTTACAAGCCTAACTGCGTCTGAAGAACAAAATAAATTTATATCGTCTGACAATAAATTTATAATTTTAAATTCATGTGCAGGATCAGGTAAGACGAGATGTTTATTATTAAAAATTAAATATTTAATTGAGACATATAATATAAAAAATACAGATTTAATAATTTGCACATATACAAAAGCAATGGCTAAAACAATTAAAACGCGCATAAATTTATATTTTGATGATTTAAATGGTGCATTAATAGGAACTTTTCATAGTATTAGTTATCAACTTATTAAACCATTATTATATAACAATACTGATATTAGTAATAATGAAATATCTTCACAACGAGAAACTGGAGCGAAGCAATCAGTTTCGAGTTATGAGAGCGAACAAATTTTGCAAACACAAGAAGAAATATTAGTATATACATATGAAAATATTATTAATGGAAATATTAATTTATCAAATAAATATTTTTTAATTGATGAATATCAAGATTTAACACAAATGCAACAAAAAATAATATATTATTTGTTAGAATATAATAAAATAAAAGGAGTTTTTTTGATTGGTGATAATAATCAATCAATATATGAATTTTATAATGGTCAACATATTAATATTTGGGTTGATAAAATTTTAAATTTAAATATTGGGTCATATGTTAATAAAATTGAAACCAACGAAATGAAATTAAAAAAACTTGGAATAATAATTGAAAATAACGAAACTAATGAAGAAAAAATAAATAAAAATGAACAAATAATTAATAAATTTATTACACTTAATCTTACTAAAAATTATAGATCAACAACTGAAATAATAAATTTAGCTAATTGTTTTCTAAAAGAAGAAGATAAAATGATTAGTAATTATACATATAATAAATCTAAACCAAAATTATTTTTATTTGATACGTGGATTGATGAAATTAATTTTTTATGTCAAATTATTGATTTATATGTTAAAAATAATAGATTTAAAACGCAAGGATCAATCGCAGTACTTAGTCGGTATAATAAAACATTAGAGTTAATTGAAGATAAACTTCTTAATATGAATATTAGTTGTAATTATATTAAATACAATTCAAAAATACAATTATATTCAATTAATCTTTCAACAATTCATTCAGCAAAAGGATTAGAGTTTGATAATGTTTACTTTGTCAATTCGGCTTATAATATTGATAAAGAAAACAAACAATTATATGATGAAGAATGTCGTATTTTTTATGTAGCAATTACACGAGCAAAAAAAAAACTTGTCATATCATCTAACAAAGAAAAAAATCAGCTATTAGTCGATAAAACTAATAGTAAATTATATGATATTGTTGATAAACGAGAATTCATTAAAACAAATGCAAATAACAATGAAGATAAATTAATAGAAAATATTAATTTATTAACAATCAAAGATAAAACAAAAAGTTGGTTTGCTGTTACTGATTTTATTAAATTATTAGGAGGTGAACACATTATTAATATTAAAAAAATATTATCACATGTTTTATCATTTAAACCATCTGTTAATAAAATTCATAATGAACTCAAAATTCATATCCCTCCATGTTTTTCTAGTGTTAAAATTATATCAAATACACAAAATGTATTTGGATCTTTTATTGATGCATTAATAAGTAGACATATACAATATATAAAAAAAGAAAAAATACAATTTCAGGATTTGAATAAATTAGTTTTATTAAATTATTTGGATAATAAGACAGATATGACGTTATTAACAGAAAAACAAATAACTCAACTTAAAGAGCTATATAATATGAGTGATTTATTATTTAAGTCGAACATATTACTTGATAAAGTTAATTATGATATTCCAAAAATAAATAATAAATTCGAACATTCGTTACGCGAATCTTATTTAAATTTTATTGATATAAATAACAATAGTATTGACATTTTATATGATATATTTGTTGTATCTTTGACGAATACAATATTAAATGAACGTTTGGCATATCAATATCTTCCACAATATATTACGAAAGCAGATATTAATGATATTAAATATCTGGGATGGTATAAAATTATTCTTGAACACATTGAAAATTTAGTTAAAGATAATATATCAATTGAATGTCAAAAAGAATTGTCAAATCATTATTTAAAAATTATTGGTTTTGCTGATATAATTATTCCGGATAAAAATATTATTATCGATGTTAAAACTTCAATTTTTGAATATCCAAAACTAGAACATTTGTTACAAATATTATTATACGGTTTGTTATGTCAAACTAATATTAATCGTTATCAAATATACAATCCAATTTTTGGATTAAAATATGAATGGATTTTACAAGACGATGTGTATAATAAAAAATATGTTGATCAATCAAAAAATAAATTAATAGATTATATTAGTTCGATAATTCCAGAAATAAATAAAAAAAGAACATATCGTTTTTAATTTGATTTAAAATAATATTCACAATTTTTTAGATTATTTGGCGTATAATGAATACAATAAACATTAAATGTATGAAATTTAAATATATTTTTTGTTTTAGGTAATAAATTACTTATCATTTTATATATTTTTGATTCAAGTTCAAGTCCTAATTCTTCTCTTGTTTCTCTTTGTGTTGATTCAATACAATTTTCAGTAACAATTCGTTTACCACCTATAATATTATATCTGTCTGTCGGCTTGGATTTTCCAGTATATATATTTATTTCTTTCATTTTTCCAACTACAAGATAATTTCCCTTGTATTTTTCTACCAAATGTTTCTTAATATTAAATTTTCTAACAAACGTCTCAATAACTCCCACCATTTTTATTTTTGTTATATCAATTCCTTCATCAGTCACTGGCAAAAACTCAACATTCGATACTTCTTCATTATCATTAAATTCATTTTTTACAATTTCCATTCCAACATTATTCACAAATAAACCTATGAATCCGTTTGGTATATTTTTTAAATCATCTGTTGATGGATAAATTTCCAATATTTCATTATTAACATTTTCAATTTTTACTGTTGGTGTTTGTTTATTTATTATTTCATTATATGCATTTTTAAAATAACTTACTGTTCTCGTAAAATCTTTTGGATGTGCCAATGTTACAAGCTCATTACCATTAGTATCATCACCAATATAACGTATCGGAGGTAATTTATTTTTTAATCCCATATAATGATCAAAACCAATTTTAGCAAAAACAGATTTAACCATATTATAATAAACAGTAAAAGTAAAAGTACGCGAGAGAAATTCCATTAATTAAATAATTAACAGTATACTTGTTATTATAATATAGTAATATTTTTATATATCAAATATTTTTTTGTTAATTTATTAATTTATATTTTATATTATTTTAATAAATTAACACATTAGATCTGATCAAATCACAAAAAATTTATTTAAAACATAAAAATATTAAAACTTTTTAGTTTATATTTTTTTGATAAATAAACAGATACACATTTAATTTGTGTTTGATTCTCCAAGTACTGATCCAAATGCATGAATTATTGGTACTTGTGAACCTGTTGTTCCTTTTTTTGATTGATCTTGCATAATTTTCTTTAATCTTTCTTCGCAGTTTGAAGAAAATGAGCGTAGGTCAACATCAAATGAAGGTTGAGATGTGACTGAATGTGATGAAGATGTATATGAAAAAGGAGACGCAAATGAATGTACTGGTGATGATGGAGATGAAGATGAAGATGACGAAGAATGTGCAAATGAATGTACTGGTGATGATGGAGATAAAGATGAATGTGTTGATGAAGACGATGATGAAGATGACACTGATGTAGATGTAGATCTAGATGTAGATGTAGGTCTAGATGTAGGTGCATGCGATGGTGTTGGCGCATGTGATGGTGTTGGTTGATGTGCATGATTTGATCCTTTTCCACCAGCACTAACCTGATATCCACTAAAAGTTTCCTGATTTTGTTGTTGCAAATATTCTTTATACAACTGGTCTTTAATTTGTTGTTCTTCTTCACGTTGTTGTTCTCGGATTTTCTTTTCTTCGATTTGTCGTTCAATTCTCAACTGTTGTTCTGCTTGTTGTGCTAACTCTTGATTTTCTTCAAATTGAATTTTTTGAAGTTGTTCGTTAATTTGTTCTTGTTCATGAAGTTTTTCTTGGATGATATTATTTAGTTCGGCTAATTTTGTTGTCAGTCTTTTTTTGTTGTTTAGCCTGTTTCCGATTTGTTCTTTTTCTTTTTGTTTTCGTTGTTCTTCTTCGTTAACATATTTCCAACCAGTCCCTAACGGAAAAACACCAGTAAATCTGACTGGTGGTACTTGAATTGGACAATAAAATTGCATATCGATGTCGTTGTTAATAACCTTTTTTTTATGGATAATGATGACAATAATTTTTTCAATTTTTTATTATGTTGTTTTTGCGTACATTGTTATTTTGCTATGTTTTTTGTGATAATTTTATTATTTAGCAAATTAGCATATTTTTTATTAAAAACATATTTACCATCAGCATCATAAAAATAAGGTGACCAATACAAATATGGTATCCCTGGGTATGGGTAATTCCATGGGTAAACCAGTGGATATCCTCGTATATCATAAGATGGATAATAACGAGTACCCATACTCCAAGGAAGAAATGAAAAATGCTCTTTATTCGAATGTTTATTAAATTGATCAACAAAAACAATGATTATTATAATTATTATTATCCATAAAACTATTCGTTTATAATCTATTGAACGTAAAAATTCTAATATATCTATCATTATTAATAATTAATATATGATATATAAAATACAAAAAAATTGATAATTTTAGTTATTAATATTAACGAATATAAATTAATGTTTTATATATTAAAAATAATGTCAAATAATAATTCTTGTAATGTTATTGATAAACCTTTCGATGAAATTAAACTTGTTAAAGATTTTGATAAAATCCCTGACGATAAATTAGCTTTATATTATAATTATGTTTTAGACTCGATTATATATTTGACCGCAATTATCGAAGAATATCAATCTTTTTCCGATAAAATTAGACAAAGTCTTGCGTCTAAATATGTTATTGAGATTGATGATGACACAGAAAATTTAATCTGTTCTTTACCAAAATCTAAAGAAGAACAAAAAATACTTGAAAAACAAGTCGAAGTAAAATCTATCGAAAAATCTATCGAAAATTCTGAAGAAAAATCTATCGAAAAACCTGTTGAAAAACCTGTTATCAAACCCGAAGAAAATCATTATATATCAAAAGAATTAATTGAACCAGATGAAATTGATGTAGTTCAACCATCATTAAAAAAAACAACAAAAAAAATAATTACAAAAGTAGTCAAAAAAGTTGTCAAATCAAATAAAAACAAAGAAACTAAACCTGAAGAACCTAAAACCGAAGAACCTAAACCTGAAGAACCTAAACCTGAAGAATCTAAACCTAAAAAACCTAAACCTGAAGAACCTAAATTAGAAGAACCTAAATTAGAAGAACCTAAACCTGAAGAACCTAAATTAGAAGAACCTAAATTAGAAGAACCTAAACCTGAAGAACCTAAACCTGAAGAACCTAAACCTGAAGAACCTAAATTAGAAGAACCTAAACCTGAAGAACCTAAATTAGAAGAACCTAAATTAGAAGAACCTAAACCTGAAGAACCTAAACCTGAAGAACCTAAACCTGAAGAACCTAAACCTGAAGAACCTAAATTAGAAGAACCTAAACCTGAAGAACCTAAATTAGAAGAACCCAAACCGACAAAAAAAATAGTCAAAAGAATAATATATAAAAAAGTTGCGCCAAAAAACTAATTAATGTTCCTGAGAATATCAGGAACATTAGTGTTTATGTGTTAACAGATAATCAAATAAATAATTTGAATGAACAAAAAAATATTTATGATAAAATACAAAAAGAATTTAAAAAGGTTGTCGGATCAAATGTTTTAAAGCATAAAAAATTTATTACAAACTTACTTAATAAAAATTTAGAACCAAACCAAAACACAAATATTAATTCAAACAAAAATTCAGATATAAATTCAAAACAAAATAAAAACTCAAATACAAAATCCAAATAAAATCATAAATTTTAATATGATTTATGAACATTAATTTATGTCTTGAATAAAAAATCAAACCCATTACATTATGATAATTTTTATGACAATTATTTTATATTTCATGCTCGAACGACGTTCGACGATTTATGATTGTTATCAATGTATAATTATTAATAATCCAGCAACTGTGACTTTTTTTGTTATAATTTCGTTATAACAAAAAACACATGCGGACACAAAATATAAAAAATTGATAAATAAATTGTTAACACAATCAACATATTTATCTTATATTTATTAAATATAACATGAATATTAAAAAATATGAGTGGCCTGATCTTCCAAAAGGTATACCAAACATTAAATATGATAATATCGAAAATATCAAATCACATCCTAAAAATTTAGAACAATTATTATTGGATATTAATATGACAACAAAAATTTATAAAAAAATTTTAAATGAACCGTTACGTATAATACCACCTTACAAAGTTAAATGTTCACATCCTGATGGATGTATTAAAGATGCATCATTTATGTATCAATCTAAATATTATTGTTGGTTTCATAAATATTATCAAAAAAATTAGATTAAGATTATTATATCATCCTAACATTTTTACCAAGAAATTTAAAATCAACAATAATATAGTCAGTCATATAAGGATCAGCATTATGTATTTCTTCGAATATTTTTTTATCATTTCTTCCATATTCATATTTATTTGAAACATTAATTGGTTGCAATCCAGCTCTATTATTTTTATCTTCTGCTAATTTAGTTATAGTTTCTAAAATATCGGCTTTAAGAAATCCTTTTGATGCGGCTTTAAATGCTTTCAAAGTCGATTCATATGAAGCATTTGCTGTAGTGCGAGAAATAGTTTGACCGGTGCTTCCAAAAATTTCAGCAATAGTTTTACCATTTTCAATGATATAAGCTTTATTACCAATCATTTTAGCTAATTTTTCAGTAGAAGGAAAATCAGCACGATTTAATTCATCGAGTTGTGAAAGAGGAAATTCATTTTTATTAAAAGCAATAAGTTTGATTCCAACATTCGCACCGCCTTGTTGTTCTTGTTCCATAAGTTTGCGATATTTTTCCATTTTACGTTTATATACTTCGAGCTTAGCTAACATTTCTTTTTTTGAGTTCATACCTAAATATAAATATAATAACATATTTTTTTAATTTATTTTTTAAATATTTATATTTGTTATATTAAATTATGTCGATAATTGGCAAAAGAAATTTATTTAATTTAAATAATAATCAAGAAAAACCTAAATCTTTCATTTTAATGGATCATCAAATGATAGCTTATAATTATCTTAAAAACAAAAACAATCGCGCTATTCTTTTATTTCATACAATTGGTTCGGGTAAAACTATTAGTAGTTTATATGCTGCTATTAAATTGGGTAAACCGACGATTATAATTGGCACTAAATCATCAAAAAAAATATTTGATGATGAAATTATTAAATTATTAAATATATTTAATTTTAAACAAGATTTATTTCAGTTCTATTCATATCAAAAAATAATTAATTTACTAGAACATAATTTTGATCTGTTTAATGATAAAATAATTATTATTGATGAATGTCATCATTTAAGAAATCAAACGAAACAGATGATGTTTATTATTAATAGTCTACATTTAGCTTATAAAATAATTTTGATGTCTGGTACTCCAATTATTAATCATCCTGTCGATATTGCTGTTTTGATTAATATAATAAAAAATAAAGAAGTTATGACTACTGATAAATCATTATTTGATTTTTATTATATCGAAGACATTAACAATAATAATTATGATGTAACATTTAAAAATATTGAAGAACTTAAAGAAAAATTATCAAATGCAATATCATATTACGAGCCAAAAAATGGTAGTATATTAAAAATTGATATTGAATATCCTAAAACATATCTTTCAACAGCTCAACTTATTGAATATAAAAATTATATCGTCAAATTAATAAATCCGATTTCAAAAAGGATAGTTCATTTAGAAACTGATATTAATGCTGAAGATTTTAATGTTGATTTTCAAACATTAGATATCAAGAAAAAAAATGCTTTCTTGACAGCTACAAGACAATTATCAAATACTGTCAATAATGATTCAAATGCTCCAAAAATATTAAAAATAATTGAACATATTAAAAAAGGTCCTAAACCAGTATTGGTTTATTCAAATTTCTTAGCAAATGGTATTTATCCAATATCTGTTAATCTCAACAAAGAAAATATTTCACATAAAATAATAAAAGGTTCAACATCACAAGAAAAAATGAGTAAAATAATAAATGAATATAATGAAAGAAAATTTGATGTGCTGCTAATTAGTTCAGCAGCTTCAGAAAGTATAACATTACTAAATACTAGACAAATACACATATTAGAACCACATTTTAACGAAAGTAAAATTAATCAAGTAATTGGAAGAGCAATTAGATATAAATCACATGACAAACTACCAATAAATGAACGTCAAATAACGATTTATCATTGGTTATCCATTTTTCCGAATGTTATTCAATATAAAACTGCTGATGAATATTTAATTTGGATAACAAGAAAAAAACAAAATTTAATAAATAAATTTATCGAAATCGTTAAGTCTGTTAATATTATATTATAATTATTAATTATATGCTAACAATTATGTTAAATTTATATTGTAATGAATTTATACATCCAAACAATTATTTACTTATTCTTAAAAAATATAATTTCGATATTAATCAAATAAAAAAAATATATGATGAAACAAAAATATTTTCATTAAAAGTTCTTGAATTTTATGATATTGAATTTTGTTTAAAATATTTTTCTAAATATTTAAATTTTCTAAATAACAATGAACGTAATCAATTAAGAAATAAAATAGGTGTTTATAATTTTATAAATTTGTATATGTATTTTAAAAAATATTCATTTGCTTATATAAATATGACTTATCTATCATAATGTTTTAGATACATAAATATATACTTTAGAATATCTTTTGTTTGATTTATCTTTGAATGATAACGTATTTATATCATATTCATTTATGTTATAATATTCATTACTTATTAAGTCATCATAATTTCCCATCATTTTATTATTACCAATACATATAATTATTTTTATATTATATTTTTCACATAATTTAATTAGTTCAAATTCATCTGGGATCCAAAAACATATTATTATTGGATTTTTTTGTTTATATAATTCTAATGTTTGAATAACATTTAAATTTTTAACTTCAGTAAATGTTGACCGACTATTGAACGTCAAATATTGTTCGTTTGAAAAATCATTTGTTGCGATATAGCTATATTGTTTATTTTTTTCATCAAATAATCGTTTAAATAATCCTAAACCAGCACATACTTCGACAACGTATGTTGAATTAATAATTTTTAACCAATATTTAAATGTATTTTCTAAAAAAGTTATTGTCTCATTTGTTGGTAACTCATATATACTAGCGCCACTATAATCAGTTAAAAATTTACTTAATGTATGAACATGATTGTGTTCTAATATACTTAATATATTTTCTCTATTATTTTTTAATATATTAACAAATTCTTCTTGTGTAAATATATTTAAATAACTTCTATTTAATAAAGACATTTATGTTTTCATATATCTGTTTAATATTTTATTCTTTAAAAATACAATTTTTTTAATCATCAAGTTTGCATATATACAAACTTGATAATTAAAATAAGTGGGTGCAGTCATTATTTATATAATGATAGCCATTGTGGCAATATACTTAATAAAAATTTGAAAATATAAATTTTAATATGTCTGTTAGTTTTGATTTATTTATTACGATGTCGAACAGTATGAATAAATTAGGATTAGGTGTCGAATTAAAAAATTTAACATTATATAAAATTTTAAATGGATCAACAACGCATAATAATTTTAAATATCAAATAGGACTTAATATTGATATTTTACCATTTGATCCAACTGGTTCATGTAAATCTGGTGGATTATATTTTGCTGATGAATTTCATATTATGGAATTTATTTCATTTGGTATGTTTATCGCAACAATTAAAATTAATAATAATGAACCTGTTTATTTTGAGAATAATAAATATAAAGTACATCAATTTACTATTACAAAAATTCGGCAATGATTGGGGTATTTGTGTTGATAATATTAAATATTATTGTGATCATAGAAATGAATGTTTATTAGATGTTAGTTCAGATAGAAAAATAGCTAAAACCGCATTTTTAAAAGTTGCTTATGGCGGTAATATTAAACTTCATTCTGAATATTGTGATGAAAATGGAATTGATCCTAAAGGAAATACGAATATGTTAAAATTAATTGAAATCGAAACAAAAAATTTGATGGAAATGTGTTTCGTTAAGTATTCTAAATATCATTTTTTAGTTAAAAAAAAAGATAATCCAAAAGCTTCATTATTTGCCTTAATTTTACAAACAGAAGAACGTAAATGTATTTTGGCATTAGACGAATATTTTAAATCTGTTAATAGACAAGTTGATATATTAATTCATGATGGTTTGGAAGTTAGAAAATTAGAAAATGAAATGAATTTTCCAGAAATATTATTAAGAGGCGGTGAACAAGCTATTTTGTATACAACTAATTATAAGATTAAATTAGTTAATAAACCATTCGAACATAATTTTAAATTTAAACAAGAATCAAATATAATTATCGATGACATTTATGCTGCAAAAAAATTTATTGAATTAATGAATAATAATATTATAAGAGATGGTGACGATGTATATTATTTTAATGATACAAACGGTTTATGGGAAAGTAATGAAACAGCCTTTAGAATTGCTGTTAATAAACATAAAGACAAACTTATTTTTCATGATCCAGAAACAGGAAAACTAATAAATTATGGTGGTATTGAAAAAAATGTTATGTCAATGAAAAAGTGGCTAGTTGCTTTATTGGAAGATTTAAATTTTATAACTAAAAATATTGATTCGTCGTTAGGTAAATTATTATTTGCTGATGGTATTTATGATTTTATGACAAATACATTCATAAAAGGATTTAATAATGATATCATTTTTATTAAACGAATAAATAGAAATTTTCCTGAAAAAAAAGATGAAGATTTGATCAAAAAAGTTCATGATATTTTATTTGTCGATGCTTTTAATGATATTGAAGGATTTGAATCTGGTATTTATTTAAAAAAAAGTTTATGTATGGCATTATATGGTGATTATTATCGAAAAAAATTTTTGTTCTCAACTGGTTTATCTAATTGTGGTAAAGGACTTTTAGTTAATGCGTTTAGAAATGCATTTGACGGTTATATTGATGAGTTCGACGCAAATAACTTACTGTATAATCAAAATTCGCAAGACGAATCAAAAAAATTGGCATGGGTTAAAGATTTGATTGGTGTTAGAATTGCGTTTAGTAATGAATGTCGTGTTATTAATAATAAAGGTATCGATGGAAATTTATTAAAAGCGTTATCATCCGGATCTGATGGAATGAAAATAAGAAGTAATTATGAATCACAACAAAATTTTATTAATAGATCGACAATGTTTGAACTTGCAAATGATGTGCCACCAATAACTCCAATGGACTCTGGCGTTAATGAACGTGTACGTTTTATTCGTTACAAACTTCATTTTGTTCAAAATCCAACAAATCCGGACGAAAGATTAGCTGATCCAGAAATAAAAATAAAATTCCAAACGGATGAATATAAAAGTGCATTATTTTTTGTTATGATTGATACATATAATAACTTACAACATAATGAAAAATGTTTAGGCGGATCAATAATAGAACCAAAATGTGTAATTCAAGAAACTAATGAATGGATAAAGGATGAAAATACATTATTTTTAGAAAAATTAAATGAAAAATATGAGATTACAAATAATCCGAATGATTATGTTGAATCAAAAAAAATAATAGATTATTTGACGAATGAATGTGATTTGCATATGTCAACTGTTAAATTAGGTATGATATTAACAAAATTAATTAAAGTTGAACCTCGTGACAAAAATATTAAAAATAAAAAATGTAGATTAGGTATTAAAGAATTTAAAAAAGATATTGAATTGTAAAACATAAATATTACCAAGATTACCAAGTTACTGACTTAAAAAAGTTATTTATTAATTTATTTTAAACATATTTTTAAATATAAAATTTTTTTTATAAATAACTTTTTTAAGTCAGTAACTTGGTAATCTTGGTAATGTGCGATATAATTAAAAAAAATTTATCTAAAATTTAGATATAAATATGTTCACATTAAAAAAAATATAAATTTGATCAACTAATTAATTGTTCAATAAATTAGCTAATAAAAATTTAATTGATAATAAAAAAAATTGATATTTTAAGATAATAAATATAATCAAATAAATAGTTATATAATTAATCATGAATTTATTAAAAGAATTTAATGATCTAAAATATGGATACTTTATTAAGTTATGTCAGTTATTAGATATTAATTATGAAAATTATGTCGATCCAATCAATATGCTTAAATATGAAGAATATAATGTTGGTGAATTTGTTGATTTTCATATTATTAAGCATAATGGTAAAATTATGTGTATAAATCATGAACCAACGATTGTCGATATTAAAAATTTTCACCCATGTCAAATTTCATTGATGAAAATTTTTTATAAAAGTTTTGATAATAATTTTGATTATACACCAACATCTTCAAAATTAATTACAAAAAAATATTTAAGAGCATTAAAAGAAAACGCTAAACAAATAATTGAAGAAATTATACAATCAATTAATTTTGAAGATAATAATAATTACCAATATAAATCAACTGTTTCGTATAAAAAGGAATATGAAAGAACAGAATTTGAAACTGACATGCAATATTATATAAAAAATATGCGTTTTTTTCTTAATAAGACAGAAAATGATATGACTAACAAAGTAACAAATATAACAAACACATATTTATTTGCATATTATAATTTGGATATTATGCGTGATGAACAAAAATATAATAATACTGTCGCTAAACATATTGTCGAAGTTAACAATGACGTTAAAAATAAATTAATAAAAGACGTATTTTATTCAACACATATTGATTATAATAAAACTACGGGTTACACATTGAACAATTATATCAAACTTCTAAATATAATAGTTAAATTAAAATATAAGCTAATTTTTAAAAATATTCAAAGAGATGAATTGTTAAAAACAGACCCATTTGTATGTTCAAAACTTTTTTAATCTTAATTTAATTTAACAAAATAATCAATTAACCTCAAAAATAAAATATAAATAGTATTCGTTATGATATATTAATGAATACTCAAATTATTAAAAGATTATATATTGGTTCAGGTATGGATTTTGATTTCGCGCAATACATATTTGATTTATCTGATATTAAATTGTATAATGAAGTTATTTATGTCGATGAATTACCTTATCAAATTGATTATCAGACTGATTATCAGACTGATTATCAGTCTGATAATCAAGCAAAATATTTAAAGAATCAGATGAGAATAATTTTTTATAATTTATATAAAAAATATATTATATTTTCAGCATTTGCAGATTGTTTTTCATCACCTAATTATAATGAAGAATTATACTTGAATAATATTGAAGAATACATAAATAAACAGAATTTTAATAAACCACAACAATTGAAATTTAATCTTATAAGGGAAGAAAAATTTTGTTTAAAATATTATATTAACACGACTTTTAATGAAGAAACAATATTAAGAAAAACAAAAATGGATAACGATACAATATTACATTTTGAAAATTTGTATAATGATATACAAAATTGTTCTGAATTATATATAAATGGTTTTTTTCCAAATAAAGTAATTTATGATATTATGAAGTTTAAAAATATATTATGGATAAATACTATTTCATGTGGTTATCAAAAAAATGATTTACCTTTTAATAGTTTTATAAATATTTTCGATATTGGAAAAAAATCAATAACAATTTATGATAATAAATCACTCACATTATTAAGATCTAAAATAAATTCACAAAAAAATGAAGGTCAAACAAAAGATAATTATGACATAATTTGTTTATAACTAAAAATTGATATATATATTGCTTACATCAATTAGTATAATAACTATGCAATTAATTATGAATTTATTAGAAGAATTTTATGAAATTAAATATGGATATTTTATTAAATTATGTCAATCATCAAATATTAACTATGAAAATTATGTGGATCCGATCAATATGCTTAAATATGAAAAATATAATGTTGGTGAATTTGTTGATTTTCATATTATCAAACATAATGGTAAAATTATGTGTATAAATCATGAACCAATAATTGTTGATATTAATAAATTTCATCCATGTCAAATTTCATTGATGAAAATTCATTATAAAAGTTTTGATAATAATTTTGATTATACACCAACATCAAAAGAGCTAATTACTGAAAAATATTTAGAAGCATTAAAAGAAAATGCTAAACACATAATCGAAGAAATTATGTTATCAATTAATTTTGAAGATGATATTAATTACAAATACGAATCAAAAATTTTTTATAAAGAAGAAATAAAAAAAAAGGAATCTGACACTGATTTGCTTTTTTTTATGAATAATTTTCTTTTTTATTTAAGAAATTCTTACACAACAACAAATTTCAATAAAATGTATTTATTTTCATATTATAATTTTAATAATATTAAAACCAGACCTGAATTTAGTCTTATGTTTGCAAATGGACTTACTGGACGAGAAATAAATGTTAAAAATAATTGCATAAAAAATGTATTAAATTCAACACACATTAATTATAATTCAATAGAAGGTAATACATTAAATAATTGTATTAAACTTTTAAACATAATAACCAAACTTAAATATAAATTAATTTTTAATGATATTCAAAGAGATGAATTGTTAAAAACATTTCCTTTCATTTAGATCAAAACATACAAACATAAAAAATTGCATTTGCCTGATGTCTGCACCCAAAAATTTATTTGGATAGTTTGCATTTGCAAACTATCCAAATAAAAAATTGCATTTGCCTGATGTCTGCACCCAAAATTTTATATAGATAGTTTGCATTTGCGAACTATCCAAATAAAAAATTGAATTAATTACAAGTTAAAATTTTCAAAATAACATGTTAGTAATTTAATATACATAATGGGTTGTTCATCAAGTAAAAAGATTAGTTTTGAAAATTATACATTTGATTCGACTCCTGAATTTTCGTTAAATGGTCAATTCCTTAATTGTCGTGTTGTTGATATTTATGATGGTGATACATGTACTTGTGTTATTCCTTTTTGTAATCATTTATATAAATTTATTATTAGATTATCAGATATTGATACATGTGAAGTAAAATCAAAAAATGAAAAAAATAAAGATCTAGCATATCAAGCGAGATCAAGATTATATCAGCTAATAACGAAAAGTAATACAATTATCGACAAAAATATTAAACGGAAAGAGTTAAGAAATATGTTAAATAAACAAGTGTTCATAATTACGATATCATGTGGTGATTTTGATAAATATGGTAGATTATTAGGATGGTTATATGATAAAGATACTAAATTACCACAGAATGTTGAAAACTCTTTTAATCATATTTTGATTAAAGAAAAATTAGCTTATTTTTATCAAGGTAATACAAAACTATCAGAAGAAGAGCAAACAGAACAGCTAACAATTACGACAACATCAATATTGAGTCAAAATAATTCTGTCTAATTTATTTTTTAATTTATTCAATATTATTATAAATAAAGTCAAACACAATGTATTTTAATTGTTATATTTTTATTCCTACCTAAAATTAGACGATTTAATTTTGTTAAATATTTTATTCCTTCATCTGTTATTTTATTATTATAATTTAAATCCAAACAATTCAAATTTAATAAATATTTAATCCCTTCGTCAGTAATATTTATGTTGTTACCTAAATTTAAATTAGTTAAATTTATTAGATATTTTATTCCTTCGTCAGTAATATTTATGTTGTCACCTAAATTTAAATAAGTTAAATTTGTTAAATTTTTAATTCCATCATCTGTTATATTTTTATTATGGTTTAGAGTTAGACAAGTTAAATTTGATAAATATTTAATTAGTTAAATTTGTTAAATGTTTAATTCCTTTGTCAGTGATTTTTATATTTTCACATAAATTTAAAGAAGTTAATTTCGTTAAATTTTCTAATCCTCCATCTGTTATATTTTTATTATCACCTAAAGTTAAATTAGTTAAATTTGATAAATTTTTAATACCTACGTCTGTTATTTTTTCATTATCATCTAAATTTAAATCAGTTATGTTTGATAAATTTTTAATACCTTCATCTATTATATTTTTATTATCATCTAAAGCCAAGTTAGTTAATTTTAATAATTTTTTGATTCCATTATTCGTTATACTTGTGTTTTTATCTAAATATAAATTAGTTAAATTAGTTAATTGTTTAATACCTTCGTCTGTTATTGTTACATTATGACCTAAATCTAATTTAGTTAATTTTAATAAATTTTTAATACCTTCATCCGATATTGTTATATTATGACCTAAATCTAATTTTACTAATTTTGATAAATTTCTAATTCCTTTATTTGTTATACTTTTATTAAAACATAAACTTAAATCGGTTAATTTTGATAAATGTTTAATTCCTTCATCTGTTATATTTTCATTAAAACATAGATCTAATTTATTTAATTTAGATAAATTTTTAATACCTTCATCTGTTATATTTTTATTGCTACCTAATATTAATTTAGTTAATTTTGTTAGATGTTTAATTCCGTCATTTGTTATATTTTTATTATTACTTAATGATAATTCAGTTAAATTTGTTAAATATTTAATTCATTCATCTGTTATATTTTTGTTACGAAGTAAAAATTATTTGTTGATATATTTGCAAATTTTCTTTCGATGTTTTTGATAATTTAAATAAAGTTAACAAATCACATTTATTATTTATTAATTGTTTTATTTCTTCTGGCAAATTATTCATATTTATATTTTTTTTATAATTAATAACTAATATCCAATTACGATTAATTTCAATTTTTTATTTTAATAATTCGCATATATGCGAACTATCAAAATAAAAAAGTGGAATGAGCTGGTGAGTTTCAATTTTTTATATTTCATGATCAAATTCATTCGATCATGAAATATAATATAATTGTCATAGCGTAGCGGCAATTTAAGATTGTTACAATTGATAACATATAATGTACAATCATTAATAGCCCAGCTATGTTTTTGTTATGATTTGTTATAAAAATATAACAAAAAACACATGCGGTTTCAATTTTTTATATTTCATATTTGAACGTTGTTTGAGCATAAAATATAAAAAATTGATATTTTTATTTATTAATAATTTATAACTAATAATAACGAATAATTAAAAATGTACACAATCAAATCAAAACATGAACAAATTGAACTTAAAAAAGAATATGTTTTCGAATCAAAATTATTCTATAAATTAAAAGTAAATAATCAATATGATGTTAAAGTTTGTAATGGTTTTTTAAATTATTGGAAAAATTTTACCGAAAAAAAAATAGTTAAAATTACTGATGAAATTCAATTAATTAGTTTTATTAAAGATTCGATTGATGTTGATAATAAATTATTGTTATATAGTTTGATATCCAATACAGAATCATCTTTTGAAAATAAAACAAAAGTACTTGATGTTTGTATTAAATATTTAGATGACAAATCTTTGAAAAAATTAATTTTTATGATCATGAATAAAGATGATGAATGTTTAATTGATTACATAATTGACAACACAAAAAAAAGATTTTTAATAATAGCTAATCAATCTGAACAATTATTACCAATAATATGTAAAAATAAATTAAAAGATACGACATTAAAATTATTAGAATTGTACGGCAACAAAATATATCAATATGATGTTGATAATGATACGTTAGAACAAAATACTTGTTTAATATATGCTGTTAAAAATAATTATACTGATATTGTTAAAAAAATTATTGAAATCGGTGGGTATGGAAAAAATCATTTATTTGATATCGACCATCATGCAAAACAAACAATACTTCATACAGCAGCCGAACATAATAATTTAGAGTTAGTTAAAATTTTAGTTAATATTTGTGATCTTGAAACAGAAGATATTAATCATATAACTGCATTAATGTCTGCATGTACAAATGGATATGATGATACTGCATTATGTTTATTAGAAAAAGGTGCTGATTATAATAAGTTAACAAAATCAGGATACAACATAATTGATTGTGTAGCGAAATATAATTTAAAACAAGTACTCGATAAAATTATTCAACTCGGTAAATATGAACACATGATAAATAGAATTGATAAAAATAATGGTTATAATTCTTTATGTTATGCAACACAAGCTGGTAATGATGATATTGGTCTTAAATTATTTGAACTCGGTTCTGATTATAAAGTGCATGATAATTTATCATTATATTATGCATCATCACGCTGTCCTAAAACAGCAGTAAAAATATTAGAAAATGAAAAATGTAATTATTGGGATATGGATGAAGATAATAATACACCATTATTTTTAGCATGCGAAACAGGACATGATAATGTTGTTGAAACAATATTGAATAAAAAAGATTTTGAAGAGAAAAATAAAGATAACTTGTTTAAAATTATTATAAGCGCATTAAGTCATGATATTGAAGATAAATTGATATTAAAACTTATAACCATAACAGAATCTATTCAAAATTATAATTTGTATAAAATAGGAATAGATGGTGACACATTATTAACATTCGCATGCAAACATAAAAGAAATATTATTGCTATTAATTTGCATGAATCGATGAATTGGAGTAAATCATATATTAATACACAAAATAAAGATAATATGACAGCATTAAAATATGCGTGTTTATATAATATGAAAGATGTTGAAGCCGAATTATGTGAAATTTTAAATTCATAATTATATGAACCAATACATTATGATAATTATATTATAAAAAAATTGATTTATTAAATATAAATAACATTAAAATATATCATATAATAAATTAATATATCATGGAAACACACAAATCTAAAACCACAAAACAAAAATCTAAAACTAAACCAAAAATAGATCAAAATATAATTGATGAATTCTTAAACGATAAAGATCATTTTGTTAAACAATACGATATTAAAATTTTAATCAAACTTATTGAATTAGCATCTGATAAATACACTAATGATCAACCTATTATGACAGATAAACAATATGATTTTTTATTTGATTATGTCAAAAAATTAGATCCTGAAAATAAAGTGTTAAAAAAAATAGGTGCACCAGTTATGTCTAAACAAAAAATTGAGTTACCATATTATATGGGTTCGATGGATAAAATTAAATCAAATGATTTGTCAGGTCTTAATAAATGGTTATCAAAATATAATGGACCTTATGTTTATAGTGACAAGCTAGATGGTGTGAGCGGTCTGTTAATATTTAGTGACAGTAAGTTATCTTTATACACTCGTGGTGACGGTATTGAAGGAACCGATATTACTAAATTGATTAAATATATACCCACGATTAATAACTTAGATCTTAAAAAATTATCTAATAATTTAGCAGTGAGAGGTGAATTAATCATAAGTAAAAATAAATTTAAAAAATATCAAGAAAAGATGGCAAACGCAAGAAATATGGTTGCGGGAATAGTTAATTCAAAAACAGTTGATATAGATGTTGTACAAGATGTTGATTTTGTTGTGTATGAACTAATAAATCCATGGAATACGAATCAGACAGAACAATGGAATATTTTAAAGAATTTAGGATTTAATGTTGTAAATTATGATAATATAGAAATTAATTTTGAAAATTTATCAAATGTGTTGGCTAAAAGAAAAGAGAACTCAGAATATGAAATAGATGGAATAATTATATCAAACAATGAGTTACCAGAAAAAAGATCAATAAATGATAATCCAGATTATGCATTCGCATACAAAGATATCGAACAATTCGCTAAAGCAGAAGCAGAAGTAATGAATGTTGAATGGTCGATATCAAAGGATGGTTATATAAAACCAGTTTTAATTTTACAGCCAACACATATTGGGGGCGTAATTGTTTCACGAGTTACTGCATTTAACGCAAAATATATAAAAGATAATATATTAGGACAAGGAGCAGTGATAGAATTAATTAGATCAGGTGATGTAATACCATATATACAAAAAATTATTAAACCAGCAATATCAGGAAAACCACAGTTACCAATTAATATTGAATATGAATGGTCAGTAACAGGAGTTGATATTAAAGCTACTAAAATTGAAATTGAACAACAAATGAGTCAAATGTTATATTTTTTCAAAAAATTGGATATTAAAAATGTTAGTGAAATGACAGTTAAAAAAATGTTTGATGTTGGAATCACTACAATACCGCAAATATTTAATATAACTAAAGAAGATTTAGCAACAGTCGAAGGATTTGGCGAAAAAATGGTTGATAAAATTTATGAAAATATACATAATCGTATTGATAGTTTAAATATGTTAGATTTAATGGTCGCATCAAATGCATTTGGTCATGGTTTAGGAGATCGAAAATTAAGAAAAGTAATGGAAAAATATCCAGATATAATTCAACTTTATACCGATAATACTGATGAAGATATGATTAATAAAATAATTGACATTGAAGGATTCGATAAAAAAACTGCTGAATATTTTGTGAATGGTTTAAATCGGTTTATTGATCTATTTAATTCTTTAGATCCAGAAATGAGAAAAAAATTAAGAATAAGTTTGACGACATTTATTGAAGTTCAAGAAATAGTCAATGAAGCAAAACAAATGGAAAACAATAAATTTGCTGGGAAAAAATTTGTTTTCTCAGGATTTAGGAATAAATCTTGGGAAGATATTATAATTAAAAATGGTGGTTCCGTTAGTTCTTCAGTTTCTTCAAATACTGATTTGTTAGTAACAACATCAGAAGCTATAAAAGAAGGAACAAATGCGAAAGTAGTTAAAGCAAAAGAGTTAAATAAAAAAATATTAACAAAAGAAGAATTCGAACAAGAATACATAAATTAGAATGAAAAAATTGATAAATATTTTGATCAAATTTCTATAACGTCGTTTTAAATTCTGTCTCTACTTTTTTTTTAAGTATAATTTCTAATAGCGTTTTTACATCATCACCAGCTCTATGTGCATTAAATGGTTTACAATTGAATATTGATTCATATAAATTTTCGAGAGATTTAAAACCTGAAGCTTTACAAGTACAAATAAGATTACCAGATTTTTTAATTTCTTTTAAATAATTAATACTATTTTTAAGTTTAAATCTATTTAGTTCATTCATTAAAATTGAATAATCAAAAAGTGTATTATGTGAAATAATAATATCGCAATCCGTTAATTTTTGAAGCAAATCATTATTAAGTATTTGACTAAACATATAACCTTCATTAACGATCTTACTTAATGATATACCATTTTTTTTTTCTGCTTCCTCACCAATTTTAGAAAAATCAGTCGGTTTTCTTAAATATGAGTGTATTATTTTATTTGTTTTTAAATCTTCTTCATCACCAAATTTTTTTGAATAATAATATCCAATCTCAATAATTCTAGATTGTGCAAAAACTTTATTTGACCAATATTTATAAAAATCTTTTTTATCAAATAAACCAGTCGTTTCAAGATCAAATATGAATACTTTTTTCCCTAAAGCTTTATTTAATATATTTTGTAAGTTGTTCGAGACCTTAGCAGATAATTTTTTTATTTCATTTACATTAATCACTTCATTAAGTTTTTGTGGTTCATTTTGTGGTTCATTAAGTTTTTCTGGTTTATTGTTTATATCGTTCGTTTGTATATTTGTTGTCATATGTTAATAGTAATATAATATACATATTTAAGTAATAAAATAAAAATTCAATTATTTAATAATTATCACAACAAAGCGATTCCAATTATTTAATTAAATAATATTAACTAAATTTAATTGTGTTTATAATCGTATATAAATTCACATTAAATCCTTTTTCTGGTGTAATCATGACATTAGGTGGTGCACCAATAATAGTGAATGTTCCATTATTTTTTTTTGCAACCATAAATCCAAAATTTTCGTCGCTGTTTTTTTTTACTACAAAATGTGTATCTTCATTCCAAATTTCATAATCAGGTAGTTGTTGATTTAATATTTTAACTTCATCATTTACGAGACCACTAAATAGTTCTGGATGATCAAAAAATTCGTTAGTCATTGGTAAATAATTTAATTGGTATAATATATTTAATTAAGTTAACAAGAAATTAATTATTCAATTTTTTGACAAATACTGTTACATCATTTATTAACTCCACTAAATTAAAATTAATAAATAATATAAAAAATCAACAACGATATATTTTATACAATATGAATTGTAATAATCTTTATGCGCAATTGCTTGTAAAAATTATTAAAAAATATACACCAGATATTGAATTGAAATATCCAAATAGTTTAGGTTATTTGAATAAAGTTATTAAATCAAATACTATACTAAATAATATTAGTCGCGATGAATTTATTGCTGAAGAAAAAAAAATACAAGACACAATGAATGATTGGATTAAGAAAAAGACAAAAATAATCATTAATCGCAATATATCTGAAGCAAAATATCCAAATGGTCCTTGTTTTTTTGAAAAATTTGATCAAATTGAAGTTAATATTAAAAATGTATTTGAAGATCATATTGATACTACATATCATTATGTTTATTCATCTGCATTACATTTTGATATAAATCAAACATTTAAAATATATCCAAGATCACAAAAATGGTTTAGCGACAAGGATTATATCGAATATAAACCTACAACATAAGCCACAAATAATTGAAATCGATATTAGATAGATTTAATTGTGTTAATAATAGTTTCTAAACTCACATTATATCCATTATCATGTGTTATTGCAATATTACGTGATGTAATAATAATTGTAAATAATCCATCACTTTTTTTTGCGATAATAAATTCTATACCTCCATTACCATTTGTTAATATTATTAAACGTGTATCATTATTTAATATTACATAATTTGGTAATTGTTGGTTAAATATATTAATTTCATCATCAGTAAGACTACAATATAAATTTAAATGTGACAAATAATCTAAATAGCGTGTATCAAAATCAGTATTCATTACGATTGTTATTTAATTAATTTTTAATATAATTATAATGTAATTAATTTTTCAATTTTTTTCTAAATCATAACCATTTAAATAAATTATTGATAAAAATTAAATTGAATATGAATATACAATATAAAATACAAATAATTGAAACCACATACTATGATAATTATTTTATAAAATTATTGAAATTTTTATTACTTTATCAACATATATTAATTGGAATATAAGAAATGTATGAATACAAAGATTTTTTTGATGAAATGGCTTTTGATTTTAAAATATCACCAGATTTTTTGATTAAAGAATTTGATAAATCAAATAGATCGATGATTTTACGACAAAATAATGTACCAATTGGAATTTTGATTATGGATGACAATTATTATGAAAAATTGAATGAGTTTGTACATTTTATTAAATTTTTATGGATTCAGGTAAGATATAGAGGAAATCATGTTGGAAGTAAAGTCGTAAATAATATTATGTTGTTAAATAATTTAATAACAAAAAATAGGTCTTGTATAGTATTAAATGTTGAAAAAAATTATAATGTCATTAATTTTTATAAAAAATTAAATTTCGAGCAAATAGATGATAATGGTAATTATATTGTACTTATTAAAAGAATTTAATTTTTATTTAGTTCTTATTCAATAAATTTGAAAATTAAATGATTTAAGTATAAGATGTATATTATATATTAAACTTATTTAATCATAACATGGGAATTAAAAATTTAATGAAAGTATTATCAGAAAATACTCCTAATGCAATATCCGATGTAAAAATGTCCGAATTACATAATAGTAAAGTTGCTATCGATACTAGTATAATAATTTATCAAATTGTTACAGCTATACGTTCATCTGGTGAAGATTTAAAGGGACCGAATGGTAAATCAACTTCACATATTCACGCGATATTATCCAAAACATTAAGCTATTTAAGAAATGGAATTACACCTATTCATATTTTTGATGGAAAACCTCCAGAAATTAAAATGAAAATTTTGCAAGACAGACTTAAAATAAAAAAAGAAGCAATAAATAAGCTGATTGAAATAAATGAAGCGGAAAAACCAATAGATATTGATGCTTTAAATTTAATTGAAGATGAAAAAATTAAATTGCTAAAACAATCAGTCAGTATATCACATGCTGAAATGTTAGAAGCTCAGGAAATTGTCCAATTACTTGGCGTTCCATTAATTCAAGCTCCAGAAGAAGCAGACGCACAATGTGCATATTTATCAGCAAATAATTTAGTTAATTTTGTTGCGACAGAAGATATGGATTTATTAACGTTCGGATCGAAAATAGTCATAAGAAATTTTCTGAAAAAAAATATGTGCAAAATTAATTTGTCAGATGTGCTAAAAGATAGTAAACTAACAATGGATCAATTTATTGACATTTGTATTTTACTTGGATGTGATTATACTGATAGTATTGAAGGTATTGGTCCAAAAAGAGCTTGGGAATTAATTGTTAAATATGGTTCGATCGAAAATCTAATTGCAAAAGATAAAAAAATAGCTGAAAATAAATATAAGCTACCAGATAATTTTAGATATGTTGAAGCGAGAGATTATTTTAAAAATCATAGACATACTGAAGTTAAAGAGACTGATTTAATATTACAAGTACCAAAATTAAATGAACTTAAAAAGCTATTAATAGATAAATATGGATTTGATGAAAATAATATCGAACATATGATTGGATTTTTAAGAAAACGTTTTAATATTTATGATCAACAATATGTCGAAAAACAAAAACAAATTTTAGAAAAAATTAATGAAGAAATGCAAAAAGATCCATTCGTAAGCGACGATGAAGATAAACCAAAGAAAAAATCAAAACAGAAAAATAATATTGTTATTAATTCTAAAAAAAAATAAAAATTATAATAATTTATATAAATAAATTATTATTAGGTATATATAATGAAATTAATCGACAATTTTAAAAATTTAATTTTTTATTTAATTATTTATATTATGTTATCAGTAGTATTTATGTATAAAACAATTAAGACGACTATTAATGATTCTTATAAATTAATACATAAAAAACATAAACATAAATAACACAATTTAAAAATAAATTTGATAATTTAACAAAATGGTAAATTTATTAAATTATCAAATCGAACATGTTAATAAACTAATTAATTCTCTTAATAAATATAATATTGCCGTCGATGCGTCCGATACTGGAACAGGAAAAACATTTTGTGCATTATCAATAGCAAAACAATTAAATTTAAGACCAATAATTATTTGTCCTAAATGTGTTATATATAATTGGCAACATATTGCTAAATCATTTGAAATTGATCCTATATTAGTTATTAATTATGATAAAATAATTGCAAGTAATACAACATCAACATTAGATCAAGATTTACAATATGCTAAATTATTATTAGACAAATACGAAAATAACCAAGTCGATAGACCTTATTTAGAATTTTGTAGAAAAAAATTTTACCAAAATCAAAATCAAGAACAAAATCAAAATAAAAATCAAGAACAAAATCAAAATAAAAATCAAGAACAAAATCAAGAACAAAATCAAGAACAAAATCAAGTAAAAAAAAAGACGACGAAAATTAAAAAAGTAAAAGAAGATTTAAAATCATTTGAATGGTATTTGACCGATAATGTTTTAGTTATTTTTGATGAAGTACATAGATGTAAAAATAAAAAAACTTTACATTTTAAATTATTATGTTCATTAAAAAGATATATAAATAAGGATATAAAATGTTTGTTATTAAGTGCAACAATAGCAGATAAGATTAAATTTTTTAAACCAATTGGATATATGTTAGGATGGTATCCAAATATCGAATCATATTTGATGTGGTTAAAACAAAAAAGTCAACAAACTGGTTTTAGTTTAGCAAAAACTATAAATCATTTATTATTTCCATTTTATGGATCGAGAATAAAAATTTCTGAACTCGGTAATTTATTTCCACATAATCAAATTATTCCTGACTGTTACACAATGGAAACAGCCAAAGAAATTGAAGAACAATATGAAATTATTAAAAAATCATTAGAAGATTTACGTGAAAAAAAAGAAAATGCTGGTTGTATTCTTGCAATTATTTTACGTGCTAGACAAATGATCGAAATATTAAAATTACCAACTTTTTATGAACTAATTAATGATCATCTTGATAATAATTTAAGAGTCGTAGTTTTTGTTAATTTTAATGAAACACTTCAAAAAATAGCTACAGAATTTAATACAACATCAATAATTCATGGTAAACAAACACAATCAGAACGCCAAAAAATTATTGATGATTTTCAATCAAATAAGACAAATATCATAATCGCAAATTGTAGAGCAGGAGGAGTTGGAATTTCTTTACATGATATATATGGTGATCATCAACGTGTTAGTATAATTTCGCCAACATGGTCAGCACAAGATACAATGCAGATGTTAGGTAGAATACATAGAGCAGAGGGCAAAACGCCTGCTTTACAGAAATTTGTATTTTGTGCTGGGACAATTGAGGAATATATTTGTGATAAATTGAGAGAAAAATTAGACAACTTAAGTTTAATAAATGATGGAATATTACATCCATTCCCAGATTTAAATATAAACAAACAAGAACAAAGACAAGACGAAAAAATAGATATAAATAAATTTTTAGAAATATAAGTACTTAATAATTTATTATTTATAATTATCCATATTATATTTTTATTAAAAATTATTATAAAAATATGATATAAAAACATCGACATGAGTTTAAACATTTTTTAGATCAAATTTTTATAATAATATGTAACAAAAAACATGTATGAAATAAATAATATATGCTAATAATATAATTAACATTATGTATTCCGAAACTGGTAAGTCGAATAAACCATGTTTGACAGATCGTATATATTTACAAAAAATAATAGCTGATAAAAAAATGATTGATCGTGTACAAATACAAGCACAATCAGGACAAATAACGGAACCAACATTTATTGATAAATTGATAGACAAAATCAAATCAAATATTTATTTGTTCGTGGAAAATAATATTTTTATCATAATATTATTAATTTTTGTGATCTGTTTTTTAATTTATAGATATTTAAATAGATCGAAAAATAGTGACGAATATATAAGTGAACATTATTATGGTGCTGATTATTCATCACCATTTTTAAATAAATATAATGAAGATGAAATTAAAAATGAACATTCAGAACATCTTGGAAGAAAAAAATTAAAAAAAAATAAACTATCACTCGAACATATACCAGAAGATCCAGAACAATATCAAGAACAATATCAAGAACAATATCAAGAACAAGATCAAGAACAAGGACAAGAACAATATCAAAATCAGGAACAAATTCAAGATCAAAATGACATACAACATGAACAAACGGTTCCAGAATTATTAAAAATAACAAACGATAGAAATTTAACATATGATAATATAAATTTATCATTAATTAATAGTTCATCATATGCACCATTTAATTTAAAAACATTAACTAATTTATATCCATGGAATAATACACAGGATTATAAATTAACGTAAAAAATAATAAAAATAGAATATAATAATATTATGAATAAAATTTTTAGATCTATTAAAAATAATATATCAAATGATTTTTTTGTAATATATAATAAACTATATAATACAAATAATTTATACAATCATAATAAAATTATACGTAATTTATATTTAGGAAATTATGAATCTGCTAAAAATAAACTATTTATTTTAAATGAAAAAATAGATTTAGTTATTAATTGTTCACATGATTTAGATATACCAAATTTTTATGAAGAAAATAATATTAAAGTTTTACGTCTTCCTATTGATGATTCAATTAGTGAAATAGATCAAAAAATAATGCAAATAAATTTACCAAAATTAGTAAAAGTAATAAGTTACTTTTTAAAAAGTAATAAAAAAGTATATGTTCATTGTTTCGCTGGTATGCAAAGGTCTGCTACAGTAGTAATATGTTATTTAATATATAAAAATTTCATAGAAAAAAAAAGAATAGCACCATTAAGTCATTATTATTATTTTTTGAAAAAAAAGCGTAATATTGTATTTATGCCGCGACCAACATTCGAAAACATTATTTCACAATTTTATGATAAAATTAAATCTTCAAAAATTTAACCATACTTTATGAAATATTATATAAAATTATATTAGTTAGTTCATTCGCTTTAGTATTTATTATTTCTTTTGATGGTAATCCTTTTAAATCGTGTATACTTTCAGAAATATTTTTGACATGTTCTTTAGAAAAATTAAGATTCTTCCGAAGATCAATCGCAAAATCATCATATATACTATTATAATACCAAACAGATATTTTAGAAATAAAATTGTTCAATAAACTTTCTTGAATGTTATTTTGATCAACAGATTTTAAAAAAGTAAAAATATCAGGACCATTTAATATACCACTAATAAATCTATCACAAAAATAACATTTACAAAATATAGTTTGAGGAATATAATTATTATTGCATGTCATTTTATCTATTTTTTTTACAGTTAATGGATTTTTTTCATTTATCAATAAAGATTTAAATTTTCTTGAATCAATATATTTACAACAATATGAACAAAAATATAAATCATCAATATAACTTTTCATATGTTTAGTGTAAATTGGGTTTATCTTCCAAATGTTACTCATATTAAATATAATATGTATGATAAATTATTTGTATTATTATAATATATAATTGTTATGAAAATAGTTATAATAGGCGCTGGACTAACCGGTTTATATATTGGTTACATGCTTAAAAAAATTAATATGGATTTCGATATTTACGAAAGATCTTCAAGAGTGGGGGGACGAATTAAAAATATAAATGCTTTCAATAATATGTTAGAATGTGGATCAAATTTAATTCAACCATATCATTTTAATACTATTCAGTTACTTAATGAACTTAAGCTACATTCAAAAGAAGTTACTGGCAAAAAAATATTAACATTATCAAATAAAGTGGATGAAACAGTATTTAATAACTTATTGAAAAAAATTTTAAAAATTTACGAAAAAAATAAATCATCAAACATGTCTGCTAAAGTATTTATTCAATCTATTTTATCTAAAACTGATTACAATATTTTCATATCTTATGTATTCAATCAAGAAATGCTTGAAAATGAAGTGTCAGATTTTATGAAATATTTAATATATGATCTCAAACTTTCTAACTGTATTAGCGGCAATCAAAAAATTCCTAACTGTATTGCAAATAAATATATTCAAGTTATTGGCGGCACACAATTAATTACTAATCGTTTAGCATCATTTGTTCAAGATAGTTTGTATTTAAATCATGAACTTCAAGAGATATTTTATCAGCCTTTGACAAATAAATATATATTAACCATAAATGATAAATATATTAATGCTGACAAAGTAATTTTAGCATGTAATTCTTCGATATCAAAAATAAAATTGTTCATTCCATCAGAAATTGTTCGTTCAATTCAAAATGTCAAACCAATTGAACATATTCGTTTATACACTTTACATAATAGCTCTGTTACATCATTATTAAAATTACACAATGTTATACAATCACAAAGTATATTAACAAATATTTCATCGATAAGTGAAAATATATTAGGAATGTCATATATTTATGGATCAAAAGCAGAACTATTATATAAAATGTTATCAAATGAAACATCAAAAAAAGAAATAATTGAAATATTAAATAAGTTAATAGAAAATATATCAGGAATAAAATTTCCACCAATAATAGATTATGTATATTGTTTTTGGCAACATGGTTATCATATCAACAAAAAACAAATAAAAACAAACTTTTGGCATAAACATAATTTAATATTAGCTGGCGAATGGGTTCATTCTTATCATAATACTTTAGAAGGTTCATGTATGAGTGCTATTAAAACATTTAAAATAATTAGTGATCCGTTATTTGTTGATAAATTAATTCACCAATCGGATAATGTTAAAAATATTGAAGGGAACCGAAAAAAATAGTTATTTTAACGTGTATAACGTTGTATTAATTATTTTGCCATTTTGTTTTATTTTGCATGTCATAGATTCATAATTTACACTCATTTCTTTAAATATTGATCGTATAATTGACATTATTTTATTTTCGACAACAGGTTTTTTTTTAAATGCACTCCATGTTGACACATTAAAATATATTAATATTTCTTCAGTCATTTCATTTATTTTATTTTGTTTTAATTCGTCTGAAATAATTTCATGACTATAAAATGTTTTTTTATTTTCATTAATACCAATTATTTCATATAATTTATTTAATATTTGTTGTCTTTGAAGTGGATATAGTTTATTTTTGTTCCTAATTACTTTTTTCTTTATGTTATCATTTTCATTTTGCACACTCATTTCTATTCTATCTATATATTATCATACTTTTATATTTTTTAAGTCTTTATAACAAATTGTGCATTATTATATGTTTAATAATAATGATTTCACATGATGGTATATTAAATTATTCATCAGATATCAAATATATCAAATGATTAAAAATAGTACATCTGATGAATAATTTAATATACCATCATGTGGAATCATTATGAATAATTTAATAAGGTACCAATATATCTAATTTGGTAAAATATTATATTCTGTTGTATTTAAAAATCCTCTTTCCAATTTTAATACTATTGATTTACTATTACAATTAACATTCATATCTTTGAATACACTTTTGACTATTGATAATGGTCGCTTTTCTTTTGATAAAACTTTTGTTGATTTAAAAGCAGACCAGTTACTGACATTAAAATATTTTTTAATATCATCTTCGATTGCTAATATAGACATTTGTTTTTCTTGATCCGTTTCTATATCGTGCGAATAAAATTTGTTAGATGTTATGTTTTTTAATTTGTTTAAAATATTTGTTCTCTCAACAACAAATATTTTTTCTTTATTTTTGATTTTTTTCTTTTTTTGCGTTATGTTGTTATTGTTTTGTTCTTCAGTTATCATGTATTATTTAATGTATACAAATTATTTTTTTATATATTATCTTATATTTAAATATATTATTTTATTTTTTTTCTATAGTATATTTTAATTATTTAATTATCGTATAAATTTTATTAAAATATTATAGTATTATAATATATGGAAATTACAAAAAAATTAAATATCATACTTACTAACATTCCGACAGCTGTAATAATACCAATAAAATATAACGAAAAGCGACCTAAAGTTGAATGGAAAAACATTAACAAAACTGATGTCACTTTGTTTAATAAATTTAGTAATTTTGGGATCATAACAGGTAAAAAATCAGAAATAACAATTATTGATATCGATGTTAAAGATAATGGATTAGTGGAATATGAAAAATTAATAAAAGAGAAAGGAGATATTGAAACATTAAAAGCAAGATCACCTAGCGGCGGATTACATTTATATTTTAATTATAATGAACTAATAAAAACAACTACAAAAGTAAATGGTATCGGAATTGATATAAGAAATGATAATGCTATTATAGTTTGTGAACCATCAGTAATTAATAATAACAAATATAAATTTGACACGTCATATAAAATTTCTGATATACCTACTTGGTTATTTGAATGGATTTTGTTGGATGGAAATATGAGAAAACAATCCAACAAAATAAATGAACAAGAACAAGTTATTAAAATAAATGAGCGAATACAACCAAATATAATACACAATTCAAGCATCGTAGAATATAAAATTAGTGATGAAATTTTACAACACATATTAGATAAACTACCAATAAATTATTTAAATAATTATTCTGATTGGATAAAAATTGGAACAATATGCAAAACATTAAATAAATATACAATATTTGATAATTGGTCGAAAAAATCAAAACAATATAATAAGATAGAAAATGAATATTTATTTAAATATTTAAGAGACGATATTATGGATGTTAATTGGTTAATTAATATACATAATAAAAATAATCCGACTGATAAATTAGAATATATTAAACCAATAATTAAATTGGAGTTACTACATAATAATACATTAAATAAGATAGAAATAAATGTAGAAAAGTTAGACAAAAATATTTATGATAATAAATACTCAACTATCATACCAGACTCAGATACAGCTACAGCTAAAACAACATCTTGTGCGATATATTTTGAAGAACTTAAAAAAATATATCCAGATATTATAATTTTATCTATCGTATCAAGAATATCATTAGCCGATCAACAAATACAAACTTTTGCAAAATATAATGTTAAATTAAAATCATATGAAGGAAAATATGAACCTGAAGATAATTTAGTTACAACTTTAGAAAGTTTAACTAAATATAACTATTATGAAAATTATTCTGATCATGTTGTATTTCTTGATGAAGTATCAAGTTTATTAAAACATATCGGTGAGTCTGATACAATTAAAAACAGAGTCGAATTAATAGCATTATTTACCAAAATAATAACAGAAGCTAAAATAGTTATTGCTTGTGATGCAACAATTAATGATTGTGTTATTGAACATTTATCATCACTTAGGGGCACAAATAATATTTTGTTTATTGATAATAAATATAAAAATTATAAAGATATTAATGCAATTGAATGTAGGACGGAAGAAGAACTAATCGAAAAAATGATAAAAGATATTAACGAACATAAAAAATTTATATTCGGTTTTGACTCATTAACAAAACTTAAACAATTTCATCAAATCTTAGAAAATTTACCAAATGTAGACAAAACTAAAATATTATTAATATCATCTGAGCATGGAAATAAAAAAGTAGATACTAATGAATGGTCGAATTATGATTATATTTTATTTTCACCGAAAATTATTTATGGATGTGATTTTGTTCCATTAGAAAAATATGATGTGTTTATTTTAGTTAATGATTATACTTTAAATTGTGAAGAAGTATCACAACAAATATGTAGAAATAGAAATATCGGTGAAGTTATATATTTTGTCAAACAAAAAAATTATAAGCTAAAATGGAAAACATTTGAAGAGGCACTTGAATATTATAAAGAATATCATCATTTATATACCGAAATATTTAATCAGTTAGGAGCATTAAATATGCAATATGACGGATCGGTTAAATTTATGGAAAATATATACACAAGATCATATATAAGATATAAATATTATGAAAATGTTTATGATTCAGATTTTTTACATTATTTTAAGGAAATATTAAAAAAGAAAGGATTTAATATTAGAGATGTCGAAGAAACTAAACAAAAAATAGAAATTACGAAATTCGAAGTCAATGAGTATAATAATAAACAACTTAAAAATTATGTAGAAGGAAAATTAGATGAAAAATCGGTATACAAAATGAATATTGATCAAAAAATAGAAATTTTAAATATTAACAAAACAGTAGTGACAAAATATCAAGAAATTTTAACAAATAATGTTAAACTAAGAAATCATTTTAATATATGCAAAATGTTAACGACAGAAAAAGAAATAAAACAAAAAATAAAAACATCAACTAAAGGAACATTAAAAAATATGGAAAGCGTTGAAGCAAAAATAATAATCGTCGAACAGTTCGAAAAAATAATAGGATTAACAAGATTTGATATAGATCATGAAAAACATAAGAAACATTTTGAAGATAAAATAAACATTGATACAAAATTATATGAATTATATAAAACAATGTTTAGACAGAAAGAAAAACAACCAGAAACATGGAAAGATGTGTATCACATAATAATTAAATGTTATAAACATATATGTGGTAGCGAAATTATTGTTACGAAACGGTCTAAAAATAATCATTTTGAACGAATGTATTCGATAAATAATAATTATTTAATTACACATAAACAATTATGTAAATTAAGAAATAAAAATGATAATTTGTTTGATTAGTTTTGATTATATGATTACATAATTATTTATTAATGACATATTAATCTTATTAAAGATGTTAAAAAATATATTATTCGTTTGACATCAGGTAGCCGATTCTGCAAAAATATTATATATTATACAAAATCGGCTACCTGATGTCAAACGAATAATATATTTTTTAACATCTTTAATAAGATTAAAATAATGATTTTTAATTAGCTATTTTTTATTTTGTTCGGAATAGTTTTAATTTTATTTAAATTTGATTTGTTATTTTTAACACGATTATGTTGAACAATATTTTACTTTTTGATATGATTTAGTGTTATGAACATTAACAATTGACATGATTATTATGTATATAAACGACATCAATAAATTTACTAAACCTTCAATACATATATAATTATTTATCCAATTAAAAATTCTAACTACAATTAACATGCTTAACGTAATTACTTGTATAATCATAATTATAAAACCACTTTTTCTGCTATTTACAAATATTAGGGGATATATTGAAGTTGTAATGGAAATTATAAAGTTAGTGATTGGGAAAGTTTTAATATTATTAAAATATGTGTAATAATTATTCGTAACTTCAAAAATATATGTTCCAATATTTAATAACAAACCAATAATGATAAATATGATATTAATACAATTATGATAGAAACATTTACAATATGAATCAAAACAACAATCACAACATTTTATACAATCTCTATTATATCGTAATGTTGTATCCAAATTATTAAGATTTAATTCATCAAATGCATTCGTTATATTATTTGTTTCAATACGTATATTTGAGTTGTTAAATCGTATATTTCCTGATATAAATGTAATCGAATTTGAGTTATCATTTTCGAATAATTTACGTGATGTATATTTATAAATATTATATAAATTATATCTTTCAATTATATCAACTTTCGTGATATTATTTATATAACTTATACATTTCATATCTTGTGATCCAATACATTCATTTATAAGCTTAGTGATTTGATCTATTGATTTTTTTGATTTAAAACAATTTTGAATATCTTTTATTGAAACAGTTTCGTCATGATTTAATAATAAATTATCAATCAATTTAACAAAATCACGAAGTTTATTTTCATTTTTAATGTTATTAAATAAAAAAACTATTGGTTCGCCAAATAATTCACAATATAAAACATTTTCTTTATATACAGTCCCATCATTTTTGGTTCCATAATATATTTTATTTCTAAAAATATTGAACGCGTTTATGAGTTCATTTTCATCCGTGATTTTTTCTTTGCGATATTTTTTTTTAACAAAACAAATTGCAGGTATAATTATGTTGGATTTATAATTTAACAACGAATTTGCTATAAAATAATTTTGATCACGCATATTTTATTAATTATGTTTTATTAAATTTTGTTTATGTTAATTTTTTATTATATATCTTCAAAATTGTGTTTGCCAACATATTTATATAAATTAAAATGAACAAAAAATTGATTATATTACATCGTGTCAAATATTGCATTAATATAAAATAAATTATGATAATATTAAGGTCATAAAAAATATTAATTATAAATATTATGAAATAATTATAAATTTTAATATAAAACTTATTTAATTATTATTTATTAACAAAAATGAATAAACCAAAACTTATAACATTTAATAATGAATTATATTATAGCGTGAATGATTTAGAAAAATTAGATCCAGCATATTTTACGGGTGTTGGTAAAACTTTACGTCATATTGTTACCAAGAAAAAAATTAGTGAAAATAATTATATTTTTGCTTATCAAAATGGCACGATATGGAAAAAATCATCATCCGAATATAGTAAAGCTAAATTATTATTAAAAACTGAATGGGCTGATAGTAATATTCCTCAACTCGTCAGATTAAATAAATTAGATCAAACCATAAAATCAAATCAAAAAAATATACAAATTAATAATACCAACGAACAACTAAAACAACCAGAAATTGTTATTGTGAGTAACACAAATAGTACACAAGGGAATAATTTGAGCGTTAGCGAAAATTATGGACTTGTTGGAGTGAGTAACACGAACGGAACACAAGAACCAAATACAGAAAAAATTATTAATAAAATCGAAGAACAACTTGTTAATGAACAAAAGCAAATTATTGAGACACAACAACCAATCATACCAGAACATTTTGAAACAATAAATTTAAAAAATAATATTTTAGAACAAGTTAACAATAAAATTGAACAAAACAAAACTATAGAATCGAATGAAACAAACGAAATAAAGTTAGAACAAATTAATGTTGAAATTAATAATGAAAAACAAAATGAAGAACAAATTGATAAATTAGTTAATGAAATGTATGATGTACCGCCAGCACAAGATATTATTTTGGTATCAAATGAATATAAATTTAAAGATATCGATGAAAATATTATTGATATTGAGATTCGCGGAGAGAAAGAATATAATAAATGTTATTTTAAAGTAAGTGATATAAGTAAAGGTTTTAATTTACCAAGATTACACGATACAATAATAAAAAAAGACTCATCATATGAGTCGAAATTACATTATAATTATTTTACTATCACAAATCGCACTAATAGTGTTTCAAATATCAGTAAAAATATTTGTAAAAAAGAGATGTTTCTTACGTATAATGGTATGTTAAAAGTTTTGTTTTCATCTCGTTCAGGTAATGCAGAAAAATTTCAAGATTGGGCAAGTAAAATATTATTTACTATTCAACTCGGTAGTGTCGAACAAAAAAATCAGTTAGCTGGCAAACTTCTTGGCATTTCTCCACAAGTAATTAAAGACGTATTTAACAGTAATACAAATAAAACACCATCAGTTTATTTATTTTTAATTGGTAAAGCTAATGTATTAATTGGTAGCTCTTATTCTGAAAATGATTATATATGTAAATTTGGATGTACCGAAGATTTAGCAAGAAGAACAGCAGAACATGAAAGAAATTTTAAAAAAACATATAATACAGATATTCAATTACAATTATTATGTTATTCAGTTGTTGATGAAAAATATATTTTTGACGCTGAAGGAAATCTTAAACAATTTTTTAAAGCTAATAAATTAAGTGAAAATGATATTTCAGAACAAATTATTATTAATATGAAAGAATTAGATTCAATTAAACAACATTATAAATTAATTCAAAATTCGTATATAGGAAGATATCAAGAAATGTATACCAAAATACAAGAACTAGAAAAAAAAATAATAACATTACAAACAGAAATACAACTAAAAAGTAAAGATACTGATAATCTTATTCTCAAACATCAAATTGATGTGTTAGAAGAAAAACAAAAAAGTAATTTATTGTTAAAAGATATTGAAATTTTAAATTTAAAATTACAACTAGCAAAACATTAAATTAAAATTTATTTTTTACTTAAAATATTATTTAAATCGATCATAATATTTTCTGTTTGGTTATCTATATTTTCAGATGGTAACGACATATTATTGAGCTTATTTTTTTATTATTGATTAAATATTTATGACATAATAACATAATATTTCAATTTTTCATCAATACAAATGCGTTAAAAAAAAGGTGAAAAAGGTATTATTTACATAACAATATATACATTAAAAAATTTAGATGAGAATTTGTTAGATGATTAATTTTACTCGACGATTGTAAAAATCACGTAATCAGAAATTTAAGATTGTTATCATCATATTTTTATAATAAATTATAACAAAAAACACATGCGGTTTTAATTTTTTATTAGTTTATCTAATTTTTTATTTTTATAATTATATATATTCATTTCGCTATTTTTTCTTATTTGTGTATATCTTTTTATGTTTGTAGATGTTAATTTAATTGCATCTTCTGCCTCATCTTGTCCTGATGGATCATAATTATACACAAACATTATTTCTTCTTTTATTTTTTTTTCTTGTTCTTCTGTTAATGCTATTTCTTTTTTTTTCTTTTTTGATTTTTTGATTATTTCGTTTATTTTGTTTATATTAATCGTTACAAATTCTTCTTCTTTTGGTGTTGTTGTTTCTTCATATATTTTTTTTGCATAATTTGACATGGTTGATAATATTTCTTCCATTGTGTTTTTTTTATTAACTGTTACAAATTTTCCGTTATCCATTATTAACATATCATTCGATCGTAAATTAGTAATACAAATACAATTATATTCAGGTACTTCATTATTTAAATAAATTTTCGAAATAAGCGTAGGAAATAGTTGTTTACCGGAACACAATATTTCTTTTTTATTTTCAAGTGTTAATTTTGATATATCTTCTTCTCCAAAATTAACAATGTAATTATTATTAATTGTATAGTTGTTATTTTGTGTATTATTTATTGTATTATTTATTGTATTATTAATATCATTCGTTTTTTTAATAATTTCAACATTTTCTTTTTTTATTGATTTTTTAGGTTTACTTGTTTGTATTATGTTTTTGTATTCTTCATTTGTTCGTTTTAATTCATCAATATTTTTTTCTGTTAACTCAAGTTTATTTTTTAATAAAATTATATCTTCATTATTTTTATTATATTCATTCAATTTTTTAATTTCTTCTTCATAATTGGTGTGCTTATTTTTTTTATGTCTATACAATGATGATTTCTTTTCATATTTTTTATGACATATTAAACATTCATTACTATTAATAATTACCGGATTACATATTGGTACCATTTTGGTATCTTTTGGTATCATTTTGGTATCTTTTGGTACAATGGTATTTTTGTTCTCATTAGTTTCATTTTTAATTTCTTTTTCGTAATTAATATGTTTATTTTTTTTATGATTATATAATGATTGAGAATGTTTAAAAATTTTACCACATATCAAACATTTATAGCCATTATTTTTAGAATTAATAAAGTTTAATGTTTCACAATTATCATGTATATCATCGTCGACTGTTTCATGACTTATTGGATAAGTCATATTTACTGATTCATTACTTATCTGATAAGTCGTTTCATTTGTTTCATTTTTATTTTTAGAATTAAGATCTTCATTAATGATTATATTTGATTTACATGGTATTTTACGATGTATATGATAATCATAATGAGATTTTCGATAAAAGATCTTTTTACATATATCACATATATATTTCATTTATTTATTATATAAGAATAATATGTTTTTTATATTTAAACAAATTAGGCAAATTAGGCAAATTAGGCAAATTAGGCAATTTTAGGCAAATTAGGCAATTTTAGCGCGAGAGAGAGCGCATGTGTATTTTTAAAATTTTTAAAGGAAAATATTTTTCTAAATAAATTTTTTTAATTTTAATTTTAATTTTATAAAAATTTATTTATGATAGTCGTGTCATAAATTTATAAAATAATTTACATCGACATCATAGCGATATGTCAGTTAATATTTATCTAAAAATTGAGACTATTAACCAATATACTATGGCAAATATAAAAAATTGAAAAAATAAATGTAATAATATGCATTTATTAAATGTTTAATAAAAAATGTCATTCACAACTAAATGTCCTTCGTGTGGAACATCAATGATTGGAAATGGATGATGTGCACTAACAATATCATTTGTATAAATTTATTAACAATTCTTTTATATAAATTTATATGACGACGAATATGAATAAAGCTATTAGTTTCTCGTGTTTTAATTATTTTACAATAAGAAAGAATAAAAATTAATCAATATTTTTAATCTCATTATTGATATGTTCATATAATGTTGCGAATTCTTCATCAGTATATTTGTCATAATAAATATTTGTATATGAAAAAGATTTTGATGTTAAATAACTAACTAGTTTTTTATGCATATAATTTGCATAATTACGTATGTATTCAGATATAATATTTCCACTATTGATTAATTTTTTAATCACTTTTGGAATTATCAACTTAAAATTGCTATTCGAAAGTAACTTATTATTAACATTTTGTATATAAAATTCGACAAACCATAAACACCAAGCTACACAAAAACCATTTATATCTCCTTTTCTTACATTTAACATGTCAGTTTCATGCGACAAACTTTGTAATCCGTTAATTGGTTCAAAATCAGTTGGTTTAAAATACACATATGAATCAAAAAAATTATCTTTCTTAAATAGTTCAAATAATAGTTCATCCAATTTATCTGAATTATCTTTTGCTATACCTCCTTGTGGTTCAAATCTTATGATTCGTTCATTTTCAATATCGATTAACAATATATTTGCATGCAACATTTCTCCAATTATATTTATTCTCGCAATAACATATTTTTTACCATTATTGATTGAATTTTTTACTGATTCAATTAAATTATATGGAATAGAATAATTATCTTGATTCATCCAATAAATATTAATTGAATATAAAGATGGGTAATTAATTGTATTAGCGATTAATGATTGAATATAATGTATATTAGATATATCGTTCGGAGTTTTTGGTAAGAATGAAATTGTAATATTATTTTTGGGTAAATCGATTTGTTTATTATTATAAGGTACTCCTAATGTATCATATTTTTGTATTAAAATATAATAATAAAAATATATATCAGAATCTCTTGCGTTATACAAATTATAATGTGCGAATTGATAATCTTGAAGATGTAAATCTCGATAATTTTTTGATAATTTATCAATGTCAGTTAATAATGGTTTTGATAATATATTCATAACATAATTTTTACAAATAATATCTTTTTTGCTATCTTGATTTTTATAATTAACACAATTATTTTTAATTTCGGAAGGTATATTTATATTTTCCAACCCAAAAACTGTTTTTATATAATCATCAATGACAAGTTCCTTAAATTCAAGCAACTTTTGTTCTATCTCTTCTTTATTTAATTTACGCAACATAAATGTTTTTTCAATAATTTTGACTGGTGTCGTACCAACTTTATTTTTAATATTAATATCAAAATATTTTGTCTTAAGTATATTATAATATTTTTCAATATCTTGTCTACCTGTTAATAAATGAATAATTGTTTGTCCATATATATTTTGTAAATTCCAATTTTCTGTTTTTTCTAATAATTTACTAATTATTTCAACATTTTGAGAATCAATTTCTGACTTATTTGTTGATTCACTTTTTGATTCATTTTTTGATTCGTTTGTTGTATATTGTGTATTTTTTGTGTGAATGTTTAAATTATAATTTCTTAATAAATTAAATATTGGCGTCTCATTATTTGAATCGATATGATTAAAATTTATATTTAGATCTAATATATAATTTATAATTTCTTTGTTTGAATTTTTCATAACATGATGACAAAAATTAGTATATCCTAATGGCGAAGTATGATTTAAATCCGCACCCATATCAACAAAAAATTTTAACATATTTAAATCATTCATTTCGCTGATATAATAGATAGGAGTTTTAAAAACTTGATTTTGATAATTTATTTGTTCTGGACATAATTTAACAAAGTCTTTAATATTTTGATCGGTTACGAATTTGCTATATTCTTTTGTCATAAATTCACCGCCCTTTAATATCATTTCTGGTTTATAATGTAAATATATCAAAAAACATAATGAATTATCATCCAACGGATATTTAAATAAATTTTTATAATTTTCATTTTTAGAATTATCACCAATAATAATTTTTGTCATATTTATTATTTCACTTGATTTTTCATAAAAAAGATTTATTAATAAATATAAATAAGACACTCCATCAACAATAGAAAACCAATCAATATACGAATGATATTTGTTGAAAAATTGTTCATAAATGTTAAAATTTTTTTTTAAAATAACATTACTGGCAATATTATCAAAAATTTTTTTTTCATTTTTTGTTTCAATAAATTTATCTAACAAATAAAAAAAAGTTTCATAATATTCCATATCTAGTGCTAATTGTGGCAATGATATACCTTTTTGTGTAACATGATGTAATTGGTTAATATCGATATTAAATATATTTTTGATTAATTTTTTGTTATCTGTTAGAACTGCATAATGTATTAAGGTTTTATTATCATTAATTTGATGATTTAAAATATCAGGATCTTTTTTAATAATTTCGATCATAGTTTTATATTTATGATTTTTAAATAGATTATAAACCTTTTCAATATTTTGATTACTCATAATATTAATAAGTTAGAAAATATTATGTATCATATTGTGAATATAATTAAATTAATTTTTTAGTGACATTTTTATTTTCTCCTGAATATAAATTGGTTAATTTTGTTAAATTTTTAATTCCTTCATTTGTTATTTTTTTGTTTTCTCCTAAATATAACTTAGTCAAATTTGTTAAATTTTTAATTCCTTCATCCGTTATATTTTTGTTAATATATAAAGTAGTCAAATTTGTTAAATTTTTAATTCCTTCATCCGTTATATTTTCGTTTTCTTCTAAATATAATCTAGTTAAATTTGTTAAATTTTTGATTCCTTCATTCGTTATTTTTGTGTTTTTTCCTAAATATAACCTAGTTAAATTTGTTAAATTTTTGATTCCTTCATCCATTATATTTTCGTTTTCTCCTAAATCTAAATCAGTTAAATTTGTTAAATTTTTAATTCCTTTATCCGTTATATTTGTGCTCATTTCTAAATCTAAATTAGTTAATTTTGTTAAATTTTTAATTCCCTCATCCGTTATATTTGTGTTCATTCCTAAATCCAAAGTAGTCAAATTTGTTAAATTTTTGGTTCCTTCATTTGTTATTTTTTTGTTTTCTCCTAAATATAAAGTATTTAAATTTATTAAATGTTTAATTCCTTCATTTGTTATATTTGTGTTCATTCCTAAATATAAAGTAGTCAAATTCGTTAAATTTTTGATTCCTTCATTCGTTATTTTTGTGTTTTTTCCTAAATCTAAATCAATTAAATTTGTTAAATTTTTAATTCCTTCATCCGTTATATTTATGTTCATTCTTAAATCTAAAGTAGTCAAATTCGTTAAATGTTTTAATCCTTCATCCGTTATATTATCATTTTCTCCTGAATATAAAATATTTAAATTTATTAAATATTTAATTCCTTCGTTTGTTATACTTGTGTTATTTCCAAAACTTAACAAATTTAATTTTGTTAAATGTTTAATTCCTTCATCTGTTATATCTTCATTAAAAAATAAATATAAAGTAGTCAAATTTGTTAAATTTTTAATTATTTCATCAGACAAATCATTAATATTTTTTATTTTTGTCATTTGTATGATATCGAAAAATATTAAATTTTTTATATAATTAATTTCATGATCAGAAAAAATAATTTGTTGATATATTTTAAGATTTTCTTTTGATGTTTGTGATAATTTCAATAAAGTCGACAAATCACATTCATTATTTATCAACTGTTTAATCTCTTCTGGCAATTGTTTCATATTTATTATTTATTAATGTTTTACAAATTACGAAACAAAAATAATTTCAAATTTTTATATAATTGCTATAGCGTAGTGTTTTTTCAATTTTTATATTTGTGAAAATTTTAATTTTTAATCGATATTTTGGATATATTTCTCGTGCACCAAATAGGTTGTTTTTTTCCTTCAATCATATATCTTCTTACTTCATTCATTGTCCCAAAATACGATGGATCAATATCATAATTTATTAATCCCATTTTTTTAACTAATAAATTAAATACAGACATGTCATGACGATGTTCGATAAATTCGTTTGTATTTATATTTATACTTAATGAGTCATCAATAAAATGATAGTTGCTTGAACAAATGTCATACCAAATTTTGACTAAATTTTTAATAACTTTACAATTTTTCATCATTAATATACCGGCTTGCATATGACCTTGTTTAAGAATCTCTTGTTCTTTTTCAGAACTAATATCATAATCAAAAAATTTAATCAAATCCATTTTCGTATAATTATAATCTGTTGAACCACCATTAGTTCCTAATATTAACTTATTGTTTGTAAGTTTAATAAGTTCTTTAAAACGTTCTAAACCATCAATATTCAGCTCGCACCCACAATCACAATATAATAAAATAGAATTTTCTTCAATGTGACTTAATATTTTTGTAATAATATAAGGTTTCCATAACCAATAACCATATCCTCTTCTATTGCTATTGATAAAGCTACCATGTTTATCCCAAAAATTTTTATCTTCAATTAATGTTTGTTCTGTTACGGGAAAAATTTTATTAAACATATTAAAACTTTTAGCTTGATTACAAATTCGTTCTAAAGCATCATGATATGGTTGAGAAGGTCCGCCAAATGATAAGAAATAAATATGTTGATTTTCCATATAACATTATTAATACAAAATATGTTTATATTTTGTTAAAAATTATTTAATTAATTTATAAAATCTATCTAACAATTATATGACTCAATTTGGTGGAAAATTTAAGTTAAAAACATCAAATATAAATATAACAAAAAATATAATTTTTAAAAATATTAAAGATGTTTCGTATTATGATGATATTATTTTTCCTTCTGCTTTTTATAATAAATATCAAGAATATTTAAAATTAGTTGAAAATAAACATATCGGTGATGTTAATGCTATCATAAATCCTATCAAATATTTGGCAACATTCGATACATATTCAAAAGTTATTAATGAAGAAGGATCAAACACATATAATAAAATTTTTAAAGATATGGGGAGCGTCTATTCTGAAACTGCTAATAAAAAAATATATTTAAATGAATTATATAAAATTATAAACACGCCAATAGTTAGTTATAAATTTATGGATATACAAAGTTTATTTTTTGTATATTATATGAATAAATTTAATTTTATTAATGAAAACACAAAAATATTTTTAATGTCAAAAAATTGTTATATGCTCGATGCTTGTAATTATTTTATTAAATATAAAATAGGTAAAAATATAAATGAACAACTTGATTTTCATTTTTACACATATAAAAATACAGAACAAGATATTAAAATTACTTCTGATTATTTAATTAAAAATAAAATTAAATCTATTGAACAATCAACTATTTTAGATAATAAAAATATCGATAAAATTATTAACAAAATGAGTAATTATGATGTGGCGATTTATGATATATTTTATGAGACTGTATGTATTAAAGAACCTGATATACCATGTTTGTATTTGATTAATAGAAATTTAAGTTTTATGATTCCTGGGATAATTTTATCTCTAAAAAAACTAAATAAAGGCGGAACACTTATATTATATTCTTATATATTCACAAAAAAATATATGATCAACATCATAATATTTTTAGCATCATTTTTTAAAAATTTATATATTGAATCGCCTTATAAATTTGTTGACGTAACTACAAATATATTTATTTTTAAAAATTATAAAGGAAATTGTGATTTTGATTTATTATATGAAATTAACAAATTAAATTATGAAAATGATAATACTGGGGGATTTGGTAAAATAAATAAATGTGTTGATAATTTAATTGATATTAAAGTAAATAATAATATTTACGACGATTATAAAAAATTATGTGATAAAATTATTATTAAACAAACTGATAAAATAAAAGAAGCAGAAAATGTTATTAATAATAAAACAAATAATAAATACATTGAACAGCTATTATTTAAAAATATTTTTGACTCATTAATTTTGATTAAAAAATCTGGAATAGAAATTCCGAACTGGATAGAGCTACCAAATATGTTTGAAAATATATCTATCAGAATGTTTAATGAAAAAAAAATAGATGATATAATTAAATTACATATTAAAGATAGACTCACAATTAATATTTCACCAACATTTGATATCGATTATAATTTTATTAAATCAAAATTATTAGCAGAATCAATATATCAATATCTCGACACACATAATTTAAAAAAATATAAATATATCGAAGGTCTTATCAATACTGAACAAAAACGATTAAATAAAGCTTTATTTGATGAATATAATATAAATATTAATGGTCAATATGTTAGTAGAGCTTGGTTAAAAGTGTACGGTCTTATTCATAAAACTAAAATATTAAATAAATTTAAAGATAATGAACAATTAAAAGTATTTCATATTTGTGAAGCCCCAGGGTGTTTTATTTCCGCAATGATGTATTATGTTCAAAATTATACTAACATTAAAACATATGATTGGCATGCGCAAACTTTGAAAGTTAGTATGATCGGTGATGAGTATGGGTTTATTAAAGAAAATCGTGATAAGTGGGATTTTGGTAAGACGGGATCAGGTGATGTAACTGATTTTGATAATATAACATATTATTTTGAAAAATATATAGATATGGATGGTATTATTGGTGATTGTGGTGAAGCATGGTCAGAAAATAGCACAACAAATTTAGCATATTATCAGCTATTGTATGCTTTATTAATACCAAAACGCGATGGATTTTTTGTTATGAAAACATTTGCTGGTAATATTAATAATTATTATTTGTCAGCATTGAGTATAATTTTATCATATTATAAAAAAGTTAAAATATATAAATCAAACATTAATTTTTGGTCACCAGAAATTTACATTGTCGGGTCAGGTTTTTATGGAACATCTGAAAATGAAAAAAAAATAATTTTAGATGCTATTAAAAATAAAAAATATCTTACCAACACACTAAACACTAAATTTTGTAAAGAGTATGAAAATTTGACACAAGAAATTTTAGATGACCAGATTGAATCTAAAAAAATGTTAATATTTATGTCAGAAAATGAAAAAACTTTTCAAAAAATATTCCCAAAAATATCTAAGTTGGTTGATGAAAAAAATATTAAATATGTCAAAAAATATTTTCAACATCTTACGAATATAGACAAGTTTATAGAAAAATATTTGATATAATTATCATCGTTCATTTGGGTTTAAATATTTCATACCCAGTTTAGCGAATAATTCTTGTTCTGATAGTATAACAAAATTTTCATTCGTTTTATTATCAACAAGAGCATATTCATTTAATTTATAACCTAATTTCTTAGCCTTTAATCTCATTTCTTGATTAAAATCAAACGGACCAGTAAAATAAACTAAAGCCGGAAAATAACTTGTCATTGGAATTAATCTTATATCAATTCTCCTGATTGGTTTTTCTTGATTTAATCTACAAAAACCCATATATTTTGTTATAATATGTTTATCAGTTATATCATCAATTAAAAAAGATTGATCATGTAAATATGTCACATAATTTACTAACATATTACTAATATTTTCTTCTGTTATAATATCTAAACTGCACAATAACACATCAATATCAGAAGAAGTTGGCAAACCTCTTCTATAAGAACCACAAATTGTAACGAACATTGATTTATCAAACTGATTAGTTAAAATTTGGAGTTTGTCATATAATTTATCTATTTCAGTATGTGGAATAGATCCTTGAAATTTTCCTAAATATTTTAATCCTATTTTTAATTTTTCATTGAGTTCAATTTTTCCTTCGTCTGATAATTTTTTAAGCTCTTTTGCTGATTTAATATTATATTTATCTATAAGTTTAGTAGCAACTATTCTTCCGATTCCAATAACTCTCATTAAATCTTCAATAAGTTCTTCTCTTTTTATTGATTTTTTAATTATTTTATCATAATTTTCAAGTTCATTTAACTTTCCTGTTGTTAAAATTTCATAAACTCTTGCGGTAGTTCCTTTACCAATACCTTTTATATTTTCGATTTGCGATATGTCCGTTATTTGTGATTTGATTTTTGTTATTATCTTAAGTGATTTTTTAAGACTCATTATTCTAAATTTATTTATCATTATTTCTCTTTTATCCGTCATATTGTTCGTCTCAATTTCTATTAATTTTATTAATTTTTTAAATATATCTATAATTTGCTGATTCATTATATATAATATTATATAATTATATAAAATAAAAAATTGCATGAACATCATTAATGATATCAAGTCAATAAATATCATTTGACATTATTATATTGTTATTATGTTATGTTGATTTTAATATATGTACTTAAACATAGCTGGGCTATTAATGATTGTACATTGATAACATTCTAAAATTGCCGCATGTGTTTTTTGTTATAATTTGTTATAAAAATATGATGAAAATACGTCGAAAATGCATTTTCGACGTATTTTCATCATATTTTTATAACAAATTATAACAAAAAACATAGCTGTGTTACTATGATTGTTACAATTGATAACATAGAAAAAAATTGCAAATTTTTTTCTATGTTATCAATTGTAACAATCAATAGTTACCGCAACGCTATGGCAATTATATTATATTTCATGCTCGAACTCGTTCGAGCATGAAATATAAAAAATTGAAAAATTTTTAATTACATGATCCCAATCATTATAAAATTCTCTAAAAATGACTACCCAATTCAATACTCAAATCGACAATCACGTTGTCAACGTGATTTATCCTGCGATGCTTTTGTTTTTCAAAGAAATTGCATCTCCAAATGCTGAAAAACTCGCAGAAAAAGTAACCGATGATTGTTTTGCAAGCATTCATCAACATTTGTCAATTGTGAAGTCAATTAAGAAGCCAATTTCTCAACTGACTGAGAAACCAATTGTGAAATCAGTTGAAAAACCAATTGAAAAACCAGTCGGAAAACCAATCGAAAAACCAATCGAAAAACCAATTGTGAAACCAGTCGAAAAACCAATTGTGAAACCGATTGTGAAACCAGTTGAAAAATCAGTCACATCATATGCTTTTGTTGCTGCGACACGGATCAAGGAAACAACAACATCCAAACCACAAATCGAACAAAAAAAACAAGAACGTGTTGTGAATGATATTGAACAACAAGAAAAAGTTGTTGTCCAATCAAAACCTCAACCAATCACAAAAATCGAACTCAAACCAAAACGTGTCCCAAGATATATCAAACATAAAATTACAGAAAAGAAACAAGATGAAGAAGGATGGAATGTTGTTCGAAATAATACGGCGTTCGAATGGATTAAAAATCCAGCATTTCCAACTAAGCCGACAACAGGAGTCAAACAAAAATTAAACTAACACAACCTAATTATGGGTTGTTGTGAATATAGTTCATTTATGGTTATTATATAGTATTTTAATTTGAAATCATTATATCAAAAAATTTGAATATTATTTTATCTGATAAACATACTTAAAAAATTAAGGCACTTTAAGTATAAACGATATGAATCCGAATATTCCAATCACTACTAGCGGAGAAAATCTCAAAAATATAAGCATTGTAAGGAATCAAGGTCCAGAAGAAAAAACTAATACCAATGAAAATGGACATGAAGAAAAATTCGAAAATATGGAACAAATTAAACAATATCATAGACAACGTCAAATCGAACAATTACGACAATTATTAGAAGTACAACAACAAAATAAATTAAATGAAATCCAAGAACAAATTCGACAACGAAATATTGAAAATCATTTTGTATCACAACTTCAACTTGCAAATAAGCAAGCACAAAATCCACAAACCCCACAGCCACAACAAGTTACACAAATGTCAGCAGTTTCGCAAAATTCACAAATTCCACAACCACAACAAGTGACACAAATGTCAGCAGTTTCGCAAAATCCACAAATTCCACAGCCACAACAAGTGACACAAATGTCAGCAGTTTCGCAAAATCCACAAACCCCACAGCCACAGACACAACAAACATCACAGATGATTCATCCATCAATACAAGCATTTTTACAGATGCAAGGAAATTCGCTTGCACAAAAAGAATATCCTGATGGTATATCAGGATTATATAATTTAGGAAATACATGTTATATGAATTCAGCATTACAATGTTTGATCAACACACCAAAATTTATGAAACTAATGACAGACGACGAGATTATTAAAAGATTATATAAAAATATCGAAAAAGAATTAAGCCCAACAGAGAAAAGTAATTGTTCAGCAATTATGTGTAACACACAATTAACTTTAACGTTTCAAATGTATAAATTAATGATAAATATTTGGAAAAACAAAGAAAAAGAAACCAAGCCGATGAATTTTAAAGGTGTTTTTTCAAAAAAAGTAGAAAATTTTAGGAGTTTTAAACAACAAGATTCACAAGAAGCTCTTCTTTGTATTTTAGATACTATTCATAATGAGTTGAAACATGAAGCTGAAATTATTTTCGAAATATCACCAGATTATGATGAAAAATATAAAGAAATCGATGAAAAATTAAAAATATGCAAGCTAAAAGAAGAACAATTAATTAAAAATGCATCAACAGAACAAAATGTAGAGACACGAAAAATGATTATTAGGGAAGCAAATAAAGAAAGATCACTTGCAGAAAAAATGATTGATATTGAATGTTGTAGTTATGAAACGTCACATCCTCATTTTTGGGAGATATTATGTGCAATTCGTCAAATTAAAAATCATAATGAAAAATCATATTCTGCAATTACAAAAATTTTTCAACATGTGACATGTTCAACATTACAATGTCCCAAATGTCAATATCATTCATATCATTTTGAACCATCAACAATTTTGACATTACAAATTCCGACAGAAAGAACTGTAAATATGAATTTGGTCGAAATTCAAATGAAGCAAGCAGAAAATTTACCAAAAGTAATTCAAGAAAAAATCAGAAAGAGACTAACTATTGAACAATGTCAATATCAAGAATTTACTCTCGAAAATTGTTTAGATGAGTTTGTTAAAATCGATCAGTTAGATAATACTAATATGTGGAGATGTCCACATTGTGAAGAATCTGTTAATGCATATAAAAAATATAATATTTGGATCCCTCCATCTGTTTTAATTATTCATATTAAACGATTTATGAATGATGCGACGAATCCAGAATTTGATGCTTTTAAAATTAATAATATGATTAAATTTCCAATTAATGATTTACATTTAAATAAATATATGTGTGATTATACTTCAAAAATGAAAGAATGTGTATATGAATTATATGGAGTAGTTAATCATACAGGCGAAATTAGTTGTGGTCATTATTATGCATATATTTTAGCAAGCAATAATAAGTGGTACCGCATAAGTGATTCAAGCGTAAGTACTATTGAAGAAAAAGATATTGTGACAAAGAATGCATATATTCTATTTTATAGATTAAAAGAAAATTAAAATAACATTTTGTTTATAAAATTAAAAATTGAATAAAATAATATATAATATAAATATATTAATATATACACATATATACATTTATATGCCAATAGGATTCGATAGAGCAAGAAAACACAAAAATAATCTAAAATATATTAATCATAACAAGAAAGATGGTGGTAAATTATATTTTAGTGGATGTATACTATCATCAAAATGTCATGATCGTTCAAAAAGTAATAAAATTAGACAAACAAATTTAGATAGATCAAAATCAAGAGATTCAAAATCAAGAGAATCAAATATCATTATGAAATAAGTTCATAATATTTAAAATATATACTTTTAATTTAAATAAAATATTTTATGTTAAATTAATTTGAATTATTAATATCAATATGAATAGGATCTCGGGTTGTATCAAAAATATTATTTAGTTGAATGATTTTATTGTAACAATCAATAATTCGAGTAGCAATTTGTTTGATAGGTTTTTTATTTTTTCCATTAACACAAATCACAGCATATTCGAATTTAATTTGTGGAGAATCATAATATACTAAAAACTGTGCATCATAATGTTGATATATATAAAATGATATTTTATTTTGAAAATGAATAACAATTACAGATTCTTCACCACCTGTCAAACATACTTCAATATTTAATGTTGGTTGTTGTAATTTAATTTCATTAACTATTTGTGTGAAATATTTATTCATATTTTTAAAATTGCGTCTACTATTAAGCATTTCGATTAATGAAAACATTTTTTTAATATGTGTATATATTTTGGAGTTATTATTGATAAATATTTTCAATATTTATCAATAATCAATTATAAAATAGTTTATAATAATAATATCACACGATGGTATATTTTATTATACATCTGATGAAATATATTTATCTTACGACTACATTCACTTGTTTTATTTATTAAATTAAAAATATAATTGTAAATTGCTGATACGCTATAACAATTAATGTTACATAAAAAATTGAAATTTTTTCGTTAGAATAAAGATACATAAAGTTAAATAATATGTATTAGATATGAATAAAAACTTAAATAATAATATGGCAAATATTAAGTGTGTTAAATGTGGTGGGGAACATAAATTCAGTCCGTTTAATGTTACGATTGAAAAAAAAGAAATTATTCCAAATTTATTATTAATAATGATAATAGACGAAACGCGACATTTTATAGTTAAATCTTTTAAAAGCATTGATACAAAAAATTATCAACATATTACTAAACAAATGATTTTTGAAAATAAATGTGATGAAAAATGTGGTTTATATTGGTCTGACGGATTAGATATGTTTAGTGTTGATGCGTTAATTTCATTACTAATTAAAAATCCAGACAAAGTAACGAATAATACGATCGAAACATTGGTTAATACAATATATTGTCCTGAATGGTGGGATGAATTTTTATCATCAGTAATCATGCAACCAACAGAAAATTTAACAAATATTATTGAACGCGCGATTGCATACAAAGATATAGCAATTGAAATTGCAAAAAAATCAGAAAAATGTTTGAAAGATGGTAAATTAAATTTGTTTGCGAGATCATTGCGAATAATTCGCGAACGACAAAAAAGAGAAAATGAATTAATTTTAGAATGTAAACTAGAAGAAGAAAAAAAAAAAAAAGAACTTGAAAAACAAGAAAATTTAATTAAACAACAAGAAGAAATTAAACAAAGAGAACTTTTAGAACTAGAAAAAGAACCGATAAAAATTTTATCACCAAAAACATTTGAACAAAAATTTTTAGAAGATTTAAACACAACAAAAAAAACAAACACATGTAAATTTCTTGCTGTTATAAATCCAGAACCACAAGTTATGGCAAGTGTTGTAACAAAAATTGGTGAAGTTTCAAAATTACAAACAGGTATTGAATCAGAAGAAAAAATTAAAAAAATCAAATTATGGGAATATTTTATACAACAAGAAAAAGAAATTAAAAACGGAATAAAATATAAAAAACCAATTTGGAAAAAAGTTGAAGAAAAACTTGCATCTGAATCTGATGTTCCAGATATTCCATCATTACCAACTGATCCAAAAAAATCCAAAACATTAGTTGTGTTAAGTAATATTCAAAAAATACAATACGAAAAAATCTGGATTGATAATCAAAAAGAACAATCAAAACAACAAAAAAATTCTTTTGTTCTTGATCAGTGGCAAATTGATGCAATAAATCATATAAGGTCAGGTAATTCTTGTTTAATCACAGGACCAACATCAGGAGGAAAAACATACGTTATGATGAAAGGTTTAGATAATATTATAAATTCGGATAACGAACACAACGTAGTATATGTATCACCAACATTTCATTTGGCATATCAGACGTATGCAAATGTTCGTGCTACTTTTCCATTGCGCGTTGTGGCGATTATTACAGCCGAGTTAATAAATATTCCAACGAATACAAATATTTATATTGGGACCGCACCTGAATTATTAAATTATTTCGTAACAACTAAAAAACAATTTCATGTTGGAATTTTCGATGAAATTCATGTTACATCGAAATCATATATCGATACCAATAATAAGTTCGATTTATTACGCGCAATTGCATATACACGTTTATTAACAAAATGTATAAAACAAGTAATTGCTGCATCAGCTACAATTGAAAATGAGCAAAACATGATTAAATTTATTTCAAATAGGACAAAAATTCAAGAAAATGAAATTTATCTAATCAAATATACTGAAAGAGTAATTCCCTTAAATGAATATAGATTTGTCGATAATACAAACATCATTCCAATTAATAGAAATTCAAGTGGACAAGAAGAAACTGGAGCGATGCGATCAATTTCGAGTTATGAGAGCGAACATAATTTGCAAACAAAAGCAATTATAACATCACCTAACTTATTTAAACTTCTTATCCAAATGAAAAAAAAATTAATGATGCCAAGTATAATTTTTGATATGTCTGATGATATTGCATGGAAAACATATGTTGACTTAATTAATTATATTGAAACTAAAGAATCTGTTGATTATTCTGATTATGGCGAAATGATTCGGAGAATTAATATCATAATTAATAAATTTAATAAAGATCGTGATGAAAGATTATCAACATTACCAGAAAATGATAATGTAAATACATCTAAAATTAGAGAAGAAAATAAAAATAATAATAGATTAGAATCAGGTTTACGATCAATCTCAAAACAAAGATCAAAAGCATTTAATGATATAATAAATGACGCAACGACTGTTTTAATAAATACGATTAAAAAAATAAATTTACAAAATTCAGATTCGTTATGTATGGTCGATAAAAATATCAACAAAAAAATAATCCAGTCGATTTGTAAGTTTTGTGATGTTTCGGCGATCGAATTATATAAAGCATATCCTGAATTTAAAATCAACCAAGTAGTTATTGATATGATTGAAATTATTGAACATTTACAAGAAATAAAATCAGAAACACCAGAAGCAATATGTCAATTAAATATCGATAAAGGAAGTTATTATAGGTTTTCCAATTCATCATGTGGAATGGATCAACTTAAAGCTATTCGTGAACCAGGTTCAAATGAAGAATTTTGGAAACAAAGAAAAACAATGATATCGTTAGCTGAAGCTCAACATATCAACCCAAAAGATATTGATGGTATTATTGATGTTATTATGAAAGGTTTAGAATATGGTATTGCTATTATTAATCCTTCTCTTCCTTTCGTTATTCAAAATATTATCTTAGATAATTTACGCACTAAAAATCTTGGTGTAGTTATAGCATCTGAAAGTATGACAATGGGTATTAATTATCCATTAAGGTCAGTAATAATTAAAAGTAATAATGAAGATATTACTTTGAATCCTTGTAAAATGATTCAAATGGCTGGTAGATGTGGTAGAAGAGGTAAAGATACTCAAGCTCATGTTATATATTGGGGTATAACTAATGCAAATGAATCTCATCAATCATATATTAATCCACTAATATATCCAACCGATTTTATTATTGAAGAAATAGGAACAAGTACAAATGAAAATGCAGGATCAATTATAAACAATTATGAAAAATTAGCGGTTCAACTTGGGATAATATATAAAACATTATATTTTGAAGAAGAAAAAAAAATAAAAACAACAATTACACACACAAATAAATTAAAAGGAAATTTAATCATAACAAACAATGAGTCAAATATTGAAGAGGAACAATTAGAAAAACAAAAATGTGAAAAAAGAAAAAATGAAGTCAAATTATTAAAATCTCAATATATTGGTCCAATTATTAAATCATTAGCAACATATATCGGATTTAATATTAACGAAGCAAATGAATTATCGGATATGATTTGTAAAATTGATAATAACATTATTCTTGAATCATATTCCGTCGAATCATTTAAAAAATCAAAAGATATCAATCTAATGAATAAAATGATCATTGAAATGTATAATAAATATGCAGCATCAAGCAATACAGATTTTCTTAAATTTTTAGAAAATATACATCAGATATTACAAATATGTGAATATCGTTTAACTAAGTTAGCAGATAATAAAAATTAATTTATTCGTAATTTTTATTATTTTCAAACTAATTATTTTATGATGATACAATTTCATATTTAAATATTGTCCATTTTAATGATGGTGATTCGACTGTTCCATAATTTATAAGAACACATTCAACCATTGCACCAGAATTTAGAATAGTCGTTGCCGTACCATTAATCGCAACAAATGGTAAACTATTGCTAGCACCTGAAGTTGTTGATAATGTTATAACTCTTGGTGTACCTGCAACACTTACAAGTACTAAACGAACAACACGACCTTCCACTAAATCTTCTCCATTTCCTAAAGTAAGAGAATAAGCAGCACCTAATCCCGATGCATTTATTTTAATATAAGAATTAGTTCCGACAGTTACATTACCTGAAGTACCAGTCAAAGCAACAGAAGTAGTTGGTTGAACATAAGTTATATTTGAAACAGTTGGAGAAATAGCAGTTTCGCCTGTTTTAACAGAACGAAGTTCGTTAGCTAAATATGCTAAGTTGTGAATAATTGGATCCATTTATATATATATATTTAACATTTTTTTTTTGATTTATGTTTGTTTTCAAAATACTTTTTATAATAATTATTATAAATATTTCTATAATGAATTTAGACATAAATAATAATTTAATATCTAACATAAATGATCAACAACTCGAAATTATAAATGATAATACTTTTCAAACACAAAAACAAGCGATATGTATAGTTGCATGTGCTGGTTCAGGGAAAACTATGACAATAATAAATAAAATAACATACATGATCAAATATTTAAATTGCAAACCGAATGAATTTGTATTGACAACATTTACAAAAAATGCAGCAGAAGAAATGATAAAAAGAATATCAAAAAATTTAAATGAAGATATCGTAAATGAATTAACAATCGGAACATTTCATTCAATTGCATTAAAACACATAACTAAAAATAATTTTAAACTAGATGCTAACAAACCTGAACCAATTCCCGAAGAATATTTAATTAAGTATATGGAACTAATTAAAAATAAATATGATAACCCATATAAATATATTTTTATCGATGAATATCAAGATATAAATCAGTTCCAATACGATATTATTATAAAGTGGTTCGAAAAATGTAATCTATTAATTGCTGTCGGAGATGATCAACAAAATATTTATACGTTTAGAGATACGTCAGTGAAATACATATTAAATTTTTGTACTGATTTTGGAGGAATTTATAAATATTTATCAACAAATTATCGATGTAATGGGGGAATAGTTGAATTATCGAATGCGATTATTAAATTAAATACTGATAGGATTGAAAAACAAATATTAACTGGAAATAATAATACATTTAAAAAACCAAAAATACGATTTTTTCAAAACGACACAAAAGAAAAAGATTATATTCGTGAATATATTACAAATATATATCAAACAGATATTAATAACCCGACAATTGCTATTATAAGTCGTACTAATAAAAAATTATATAAGATGGAAAATTATTTGATGCTAAATAATTTTCAAACAATAATGTTAGAAACCGATATGAAAGTTAAATTTGATAATTCAAAAATCATATTAACGACAATTCATGGGGCTAAAGGATTAGAATTTGATTATGTTATAATAATAAATTGTGTTGATGGTTTTTTTCCAAGTTTAGGATCAGATATTCAAGAAGAAAGAAGATTATTTTATGTTGCATGTACGAGAGCAAAAAAAGAATTATTAATAACTTCGATATGGTTTGAAAAATATAAACCGTCAAGATTTATATACGAAATATATGACAACAATAATGATTTAGTTAATTTTGTTCATTTTACATGGACTGAAAATAAATATGAAAACTTAATGAAGACAAGAAAAAATAATTTGTTAGAAATATTAAATAACATTGATATCAAATTATATGTCGATCTTAAAAATAAAAATATATTACCATCAGAAGATTATTTTTGTTTTAATGTCAATATAATACATCCAAACATTGAACCAAATAAAATAATACAATATTCAAATACAACGGATTTAAATATAATGTTCCAAAATATGTTAAATTTGTGTACACAACGAATAATATATGAATTATTAAGTGATAACATTTTATATTATTCATATATTAAAAATGATCAAATTTTTAAAACTAATTATTATTCACTCCGATCGGCTATAAATAAATATTTAATCGAAAATGACATAACATATTTAAAAAAACACATTGATTATTTTTCTAAACGTGGATCAGAATTTACTATATCAACAAACAAAAAAGATTTAAAAACATTATATGACATATTATCAGATTCTAATTTTATGACAATTGATCTTAATAATATTACTAAACAAAATAAACAAATTTTGATGAAATCATATAAAAACTATAAGGATAAACAATTAAAAATTGTTGATATAGTAAACGATATATTTAATTTAAGTATTTGTGATGAATTAATTAAAGGAAGATATTCTTTACAAATGTTATTAGATAATTATAATTATGTTGATAAAATAAAATTAATCGAACATTTGAATTTTATTTATGATTGGATTAAATCAAATATTACATTAGCTGAACAAGTAAATTATAATTATAATATATTAATAGACAGAAATGTAATAGGTAATATAGATTTAATATTTGATAACAGAATGATAATAATAGGATCGAATATTTCACAAAAACCATCAATTAATGAGTTTATAAAATATTTATTATTTTGGTCTAAATACAATATTGATAATCCAAATAACATCGTAAATATTATTCAATATTATAATCCAATTATTGGAAAAATTTTTTCATGGGATATGTATGATCTTCTAATTACTAAAAATTATGATTATAAAAAAATATATGATTATTTTATGAAAATTATTACGTAACATTTATATCATTTCCTATTATTTTATTAAAATTTTTACATGATTCATAAATATTTATTACATGACTATGACGTTTATGGATCATATTTAGATCAATATTTAAATCAGGATGATTTTGTTTTTTTAATTTGTAATATGAGTTAAATTCACTATTAAGTACTTTTCTAGCATAATATGCATTAATAATTAAACTTTGTAATGTCGAAACTATCATTGTAAGTTTTTTTTCGTCATGAAGTTTAACAATAAAATCAATAATTTTAGGTATATCTTTGGTAAAATCAATTACTGATCCACATTCTGAACATAATACAATATCACATGTTACATCGTTTGTAATAATATTTTTTTTATTAATATATTCAATATTATTTATAATTAATTTTTCACATTCTTTATATTTTTTTGTTAGCATAGAAATATTTGTTTTCATTTGAATATTATTCGTAAAATCTTCTTCTTCTGTTATAAACGTTTTTATTTCTTTAATTTGTTCTTCTGATAATAATGTTGCGCCTGCTTTGACTAACATATTATATGTACGTTTATAAAACACATCATTTGAATTTTCACAATATCGAATTAAATGATACAATAGCGTATGATTTGGTCTACCCTTAATTGTGATATTAACAATCTTTAAAATTTGAACATCATTAAAAATTGATTTTATCGTATTATCCCCAAATATTTTTTGTAAAAATGCATATACTCTTGATCTAATATAATAAAATTTCTTTATTCTTGATGACATAAACCATATGAACCAATGAAAAACTGTATAACCTTCTTCATTTGTTTCTAACCAATCTTCAAATGTTAAATTTTTTGATAATTTTATTGAACTCATTTTTGAATATACATCAGGCATTGAATCAGAACAAAATATTATATTGTTAATTTCATTAAAAATTTTAACATTAAATTTAGTTGTTCCAGATAATGTTTTAAGATGACATTTATGACAATATTTAACGTCTTTTGATTCAGACATTCGTTATTTATTTAATAATTTATATAAATAACTTATTTAGTAATAAATTTTCAATTTTTTATATTAATAAAAAAATGTCATATTGAAACAATTAATAATTTAATAACTTAATTTATTTTTTTTCTCGGTTTTCTTTTTTCTCTTCTAACATTTTATTCGAGTCAATTTGTTCTGTATGTCCGTCTGGATAACGTTTAAAAGCATTTGTTGTCGTCGTTTTATGACCATCTTGTATATTTTCTAATGAATCATATACAGTCTCAATACCATCTTTATCAATAGAACTTTGATGAGTTCTGTACATAGATTTTAATTTATAATGAGGATTAGGTTCAATATTTTCAGACTGGGGATATTCTGTATTTGCGATAGATTTATGTTCAGTTATTGGAATATTTATTGATTGATGTGTTAAATTTGGTGTCGGAATAAAATTTTGTTCCATTTCAGTATCATCAAATAAATCAGATTCAAATTTTTTGAATGGATTATAAATAGAACCAATATTGAAATCGAATGGGTTATGATTGAATGGTGAGTTAAAATTATCACGTTGCATCATTTTTTTATATTTTTGTATCTTATTATATTGCTCAATATTTTTCATATGTCTAACTCCTTTCATATAATAATTATTATACATTTCAATCAAATAATCTTTATCAAATTGACTGATATTTGAATTAGATATATCATCTATTTTTTTATTATATGAACGTCTTAGGTCTTCAAATGTAAATTTTTCGCTGAGATTAAAAAGTTTGTGAATGTCTTGCATAATTAATGAAAAATATAATATTATTAATCTTTATATTGGTTTAGAACGCAAAAAATATTTTTTTCAATTTTTTATCAATATTAGTGCGTTAAGGAAATCAAATGAGAGTAATATATGTTTTTTAAACCATAAATAATATAAATATCAAAACACGATTAATAATATAACTACGCGATGGGTCATTTTATTATCCATCTGATGTAAAAATAAATAAATATGTTTCATCAGATGGATAATAAAATGACCCATCGCGTAGTTATATTATATGCTACTTATGTTTAATTAATTATAATAAATAGCTTATAAAATATTTGTTTCGATATTGCTAATTTCCTTAACGCAACAATATTAATTTTTTATATTAACACGAATTTTTAATTTATAACATAAACTGTTTTAAATTTAACGATAATATTATTGTTCTAGGTTATAAATTAAAAATAATTTGTATTAAAATAATATGAATGTTTAACAAAAATATTATTTTAATAATATCATCAATAATTATTATTATATACGTATTAATATTACAATATAGATATTTAATTTATTTTATCCCTAATAAAATAATTTTATATACACCTAAAGATTTTAATATGAATTATGAAGAAATATATATAGGAAAATTAAATGGTTGGTTAATTAAAAATCAAACGAATGTACTAAATAATAAAAAATCAAATAAACTTATTATATTTTTCCATGGAAATGCTGGTAATATTTCGAATAGATTACATATTATTCAACAACTATTAAACATATTCGATGATTCAGATATTTTTATTTTTGATTATCCTCATTTTGGATTATCTGATGGTAAATTACATCCATCTTATTTAATTAGTTGTTGCCATAAAGTATATGATTATTGGTCTTGTAAATATAATAATATTTGTTTACTTGGTGAATCAATTGGTGCTGGAATAATGGCTGATACTTATAATTTAATAATGAAAACACAAATTAATCTTCCTAAAATGTTAATACATTTAAATGGGATAACATCATTACGAGAAATAGCTGATAATATTATGCCATCAATTATTAAACCTGTAATTCTTCCTTGGATTGACGAATATGATTCGAAGAAAATATACTTAAAACATATAACAAAATTACCTAAAATTATTATTATTCATGCTATTAATGATGAAATAGTTCCTATTAAATATGTTAAAAATATGATACATGATTTACGTATTTGCAATAATATACATTTTTTTAATATATGTGGAACACATAATAATCCTATTTTTGATGAAATTATTATTAAAAAATTAAAAGAATTATATAATTAATTAAATTGACCAATCAAATGGTTTTCCCAATTCATTTTCTATTTTTTTAAATATTCCTGAATTAAAAAATCCTTTTGATGCACTTAATGGTGATGGATGAACACCAGTTATAATTTTATTGTTTTTATTTTTAATAAAAATTTGTTTTGATTTTGCGGGACCACCAAGTAGCAAATAAACAATCCCATTCATATTTTTATCTATATATTTAATTACTTCATCAGTAAACCATGACCATATATATTGGTGTTCATTTGATGATCCTTCAAGAACAGTTAATGCTGAATTTAATAAAAACATACCATTATCAAACCATTTTGTCAAATTTCCGTGTTTAAATATATATTTTCTTTCCGGAAATTCTGTTTTTATTTCTTTAAAAATATTATAAAGAGATGGAGGCATCATAATATTATCAGGAACAGAAAAACTTAAACCCATAGCTTGATTCTTTCTAATATAAGGATCTTGACCAAGGAAAATTATTTTGACATCGTTTATATTTTTTTCAAAAACCTTAAATACAAGATTTTGTGGAGGATATATTACTTTATCTTTTCTTTCTAATTCTATTTTTTTTAAAACATCAATTAAATTTAAATATACTGACCAAAAAAGAGGATACCACGTGCTATCGATTTTATTATCAGACAAAAATTTTATAAAATATGATATGTCAGATTTTAATATTTTTTTAGACCTAGCTGATAATTTATCATATTTAAATTTGAGTTGATTATGTTTACTGAATAAATTTTTAAGTGTATTTTCCATTAATGTATATGTTATTTATGATTATTTATATTCATTATACTATTAAATAAATTATTTTCATTTTTTATTTAATGATATATTTCTTTTACTTTTGACCAATTAATTGTAACGATAAAATTTCAGTTATGCTTATTAATTAATATTATTTTTTTCATTATTTTGTATTTCTTCATTCGCGTTAGCTTGTATTATTTTGTCATCATTAGCTTGTATATTTTTTGTTTTATTGTCATTAAATTCTTTAGTTTTGTTATATATCAATAATCTAGCTTCATTAATTATCTCATCTCTTTCGTCCATTAATATATTTTTATGCATGATGATAATATGTTGTGCGTTGTATATTTCTATCGTTCTGTTTATTGGTTTTGATATTTTTTTTTTACAATTAGGTTGGACTATTTCTGTCATCTCACTTAGTTCAATTGCAGTATTATCGAATAATTTTTTTAATGTTTCAGTAACAAACTTTTTCATCCATCTATCATTGTCGTAAACATCAATATATTGAGATCGCAAATTTGTTAACTGAATATTTTGTTGTTCTGGCATTTTTTTATTAAAATGTTTCATTTCGATAAGTTTTAATACTGGTTTTTCTTCTCTAAATAATAAATCTCTAATTTCTGGATAAGTATATCTATCAATATCTTCATTGCCGAAATTAACAATTTTAATATTATTGACAATTCCATTATTTATATGTCCATTAATAATTTCATTATTAACAATTCCGTTATTTATAGGTCCATTAATAATTTCATTATTTATAGGTCCATTGATAATCACATTATTAATAGTCTTATTTTTTGACGATTTTTTTTTTGCTGTTAAAATATTTTGATTCATTTCCATAGTTTCAATTTTTTTTTCTGCTGTTTCTAATTTTTGTTGTAACAAAATAATGTCTTCATCTTTTTTATTGTTTACATCAATTTTTTTGACTTCTTCTTCATAATTTAAATGTTTCTTTTTGTGATTAAATAATGATTGAGCATGTTTATAAATTTTATTACATATTAAACATTTATAACCATTTGTTTTAGAATTTGTAAAGTTTAATGTTTCATAATTATTTTGTACTATATCACATACTGATTTTTGACTTATCGGGAAAGTCCTTTCGACTGATTCTTGACTTATCGGATCAGTCGTTTTGACTGATCCGAGTTTTATTAATTCAGAAGTTTTATTATCTTCATTATTTAATATTTTTGGTTTACATGATATTTTTCTTTGTATATGTCTTTCAAAATTAAATTTTTTTTTAAATTGTTTACAACAAACAGGACATTTATAAAGCATATTATATATTATAATTATATAACAATTAATTTTATATTAAAAAACGAGCAAATTTGCTCAAAAAAACGAGCAAAACGAGCAATCGAGCAAATTTGACTCAGGGAGAGAGAGCCATACTTTTTTTTTTCCAAAACCTTTTTAAAATTTTAAATTTTTTTCTTGAAAAGTTTTTAAAAATATTATTTTTTTTATTTTTTCGATATCAAAAAATAATTAGTTTAAAAATTTAATTTATGATCAAAATATAATCAAAAAAATATTAAATTAATATACATCTAGTATATTTATTGTATTGTGTTGTTTTTTAAAAATTATGAATAAGATAATACTAAATACAAATTATAACTAAATATATAAGATATATCATAATATAAAATTGTACGTGTATATTATAGTTATTACAAACAATGTTTATTATAACTATATTTTTATTATCATTAATTTCACTTACCAGACCAAGATTTTGGATAATATATATATTATTAATTTTATTTAAAAATAAATTTATTATGATGATACCAATAACTATAAAAAATAAAATAAAAAAAATACATCAATTAAATGAAATATATAACATAATCGAAAAAATTAATAATATATGTTTGGCTAAAATAAAAAAAATAATTATCAGCATATTTAATTATTTTGGTTATGGTTTTTTGATAAATTTGTTGAAAAAAAAAATTATTCAAAATGAACCAAAAAAAATAATTGAACTTAATTTATCATTAATTGTTAATTTGAAAGATATTTTGAATGACGCTATTATCAAAAATAAATTAATCGAATTAAATAAATTAAACATATTAATTAAAAATATTATTAGTAACGAAAATGAAATTAAAAAATATTTAAATAAATCATCAACAAATAATATTTTAAATACAATACTAAAAAAACAAAATGAAGAACAGTACGATGAACTTTAAATCAGTTATAAATATATACTAATTTATTTTGTGTACATGAATAAAAATCATTTTACAGTTATTATGATTTATTTAAATTATTCAATTTTTATACAAATTATATGATATATTATTAATGTCTCATTAAATATAATACATATTATGTTTAATTAATTTTTTGTTGATTTATCAATATTAATATAGAAATTGATGTTATCTCTTTAATTTTCATTATTGTATTAAAATTGAAAAAAATTGATATAAATACATATTACGTAAAATAAAGATAACTTATTCTATATTATACATTATGAGTTCCAATCCAAAAATTTTAACTTCAGGAGATATATTTAAATTACTCGATTTATATTTCAACGAGAATCACATCTTATATAGTTATCAGTGGAATAGTTTTAATCAGAATATCAGTAATATTATTAGAAATGATATTTCAGGAACAGAACATATTATTAACGAAGATCAACAAGGAGGTAAAATATATACTTATAAAATTTTAATTGAAAATCCATCTATTAAACCACCTGTTGATGATAATGCAACTGATGAAGAAATGTTATATCCTGAAGATTGTAGAACTCGTTTTTTAACATATGCAAGTAAAATTATTGCTGATGTCACACAAATACAAGAAATTAGGGATTGTGAAACTAGTGGTACTGAACAACAAGAGCAACTATTAAATGCTATTTCTAAAATTACACCTGTAGGATTAAGTGATACAAAAGAAATTAAAAATACAGAAAATTTAGGTTTTGTTCGTAATATTATTGCGAAAGAAAATAAAGTTACTATTGCAAAAATACCAATCATGGTAAGATCAGAATATTGTTCTACTAATCTTAAAAAAGAAAGACCAAATACAGAATGTAGATTTGACCCAGGGTGTTATTTCATTATTAAAGGATCAGAAAAAGTTGTTATTGGTCTCGAAAAAATATGTGAAAATAAAATGCTTTGTTTTACTAAAAAAGAACCTACTTATCCTGATGGTTTAATGTACACATGTCAAGTTAACTCTAAAAATGTTAATTTTGAGACTACGGATAGTAACGCATTAAATATACAAATATGTAGTGTCAAAATGAAAAAAGATAATTCAATTATTCTTAATATGTCACAATTCGCTGATATTCCTATTTTTATTTGGTTCAGAGCTCTTGGTATTGTTCAAGACAAACAAATTATAGATTATATTGTAACTGACACAAATGATACGGATATGTTAAACATATTAAAAATATCATTAAATAAATCTATGTCAGAAAATGTAAAAGATAAAGATGGTAATTATGTTGAAATAAAAGATCAATTAAGAGCACAAGAATATCTTATGTCAAAATTAAAAAATAAAAGATATTCGACAACAAATTTAGAAACAAGTCAACATCAGAAACAAAAACATTTAGAATTAATATTGACGAGAGATTTTTTACCACATATGGGTATTACTCCGGATAGAATTATACACAAAGCCCTTTATCTTGGTAAAATGATTAACAAATTATTAAATACATTTTTAGGACGTATCGAAATTGATGATAGAGATAATTTTATAAATAAACGTATTGATCTTCCAGGAGCTTTAATGGCACAATTGTTTAGACAATATTTTAAAAAGATGTTAAATGATTGTGGTAAATATTTTAAGAAAAAAAATAGTAGCCACGCAACACCATTAGATGTTATTAAATTTATTAAATTCGTAACTATTGAACAAGGTTTAACTTCAGCATTATTAACAGGAACATGGGGTTCATCGAAAAGAAAAGGTGTAGCCCAAATGTTACAAAGACTAACATACAAACAATTTGTCAGTTATTTCCGACGAATTATGCCACCACCTGTTGATGCTTCAAATTTAAAAGTTGTTTCAATGAGACATGTTAATAATATTCAATATGGTTTTGTAGATCCGGTTGAAACACCAGATGGTCATAAAGTTGGACTTCATAAACATTTAGCATTAACATGTTCAATAACAGTAAATGTTGATCAAGCACATATCAATAGTATTAAAAACATAATTTTGACATTAAAAGATCAACACAATGAATTTTATGTTAATGATATTACAAATGTCCCGCTTGAGTCATTAAAAAAAGTTCATATTAATTTGAATGGTGAATGGCTTGGTGTGACAGATGATCCATTTATTTTGACTGAAAAATTAAAAGAAAAAAGAAGAAATGGTGAAATTAATATTCAAACGAGCATTAATTTTAATATCAAACATAAATCCATCGATATTTATACAGATGCTGGTCGATTAATTCGACCATTATTAAGAGTTACTAATAATGAATTAGCATTAAAACAAGAAATGCTTGCTAATATAGATCCGACATATTTAAATAAAAATATGGTGACACGATTTATCGAATTTATTCAAAAATATCCTGAAACTATTGAATATGTCGATACTGAAGAATCTGAAAATCTTATGATTGCAATGTATCCTACTGAAGTTGAAGAAGCTAGATTACGTATGTTAAAATCAGAAATTCCATCTGAAGGTGGAAGAGGTAATCCAGTTAATAGATATGATAGAGTGTATGTTCGTTATACACATTGTGAATTTCATCCAATGATGTTTATGGGTATTATATCTTCGAATATTCCATTTTCTGAACATAATCAAGCACCAAGAAATTACTTCAATTTCGCTCAAACAAGACAAGGTATGGGCATTTACGCAACCAATTTTCGTTATCGTGTTGATCTTTCATATCTTTTGTATCATCCAATGAGACCATTAATCGTCACACGAGCAGGTAAATATACAAACGAACTTGATATTCCGGCTGGTGAGATGATGACGGTCGCAATTGCGTGTTATACGGGGTTATTGATTAGCTCCTGTCGATGCTAAATCATCGGCAAGTCCGAATTATGGCGGGCTACGTTGCCAAACTGCGGGAAAATCCGAATGTTTTAGTTAACATTAAAAAAATATAACATAAGTAAATATAACTTAAACAATTTTGTCGACTACTAAACTATATTAGATAGTAATAATATAGTGGCTGTTGCGAAAGTAACAGGTATAGTAATCAACGTTGATAAAAAATCGGACAATCCGCAACCAAGTTTCCAAGCGCAGAGTTTGGAAAAAGGCTCAACGACTAGAAGACAACGGGCGTTATAATTTACGCTCAAGGTATAGTCTACTCCCACTGGTAACAGTGTTTGAAATGAATTAATAAATATCCATAATAATAATATTTATTAATAAATTTCAAAGATTTATTATTTAGATCACAAATGGTCTAAATAAATCGGTATTTAGGACAATCAAGAAGATAGGTCATGAAGTTTTGGCAACTTCATAATAATGTCTTCAACAGAGGCAGTGGATTCGTGAGAATCTAATAAAAGGATGAATTAACATCCTACTGTGTAACCTCTAGTCGACGTATTGATCGTACTACAATAATTTGTAAGTGGTCATACGTGGTAGGTGGATGACAATCCACACCAGTTAATAAACACAAACATTTATTAACTCAGGCAAGGCAAGTGAAAACGGTTAAAATTCAATTTACTCAGGCATGAGTAGTTGGACAAGACCGTCGGTTATTTCGTATAATTATAATTAATAATCAATATACGATAATGATCGCTATCGATCGGGTCACTCGTCGGTCCATCATAAATTAAAATAATTGATGGGCTCAATGTACGATCAGGTCACGATAAGATTAGTTGTGTTAAAATAACATTTATCGAGTCGTGCTTTGATAATTTGTCAAATGTTGAAAAGACAAATGACGAAAGATCAAAGATTGGTTAATTAATTATTTAATTAATCAATAGAAAGGATCTCAGCCAAGACTGCACCTATTTAAACATAGGAGGTCGAAGAGATCAAACGAGTATCATCATGAATAAATCATCTATGCAAAGAGGACTCGCAAATTCAACAACATTAAAAAAATATTCTGATACAATTACTAAAAATACATCTACTGGTCAAGATGATGTATTCATGAAGCCAGACAGAACTAAAGTGTCTGGAATGATGGATCAGAATTATTATAATAAATTGAATGAAAAAGGTTATGTTCCGCCTGAAACGCCTATTACAAGTGGTGATGTTATTATTGGTAAAGCATCACCAATACAAGCTGGATCATCAACTAATAAACTGTTTAAGGATGAATCAACAATATTTAAATCAACAGTCCAAGGAACTATAAATAAAGTATATACAGGTATTTACAATTCTGAAGGTTATGAAATGTATAATATAAGTGTCAGATCAGAAAGAAAACCAATGATTGGTGATAAACTGTGTTGTTATGACGACTCACATGAAATATTAACTTCTGATGGGTGGATAAAAATAAAAGATGTAACAACAAAACATAAAGTAGCATGTTTGAAAGATCAAAACACGCTCATATATGAGAATCCGACTGAAGTTATGTCGTATGATTATAATGGAAAAATGTATCATGTTAAAACAACTCAAATTGATTTGCTTGTTACACCAAATCATGATATGTGGGTAAGTGGATTGAAAACTGACTATAAAAAAGAAAGAGCTGAAAATATTTATGGTAAACGTAAATTTCATAAAAAAAATATTGAAAGCATTGAAGTCGAAAAGAATAATGAATTTTTTGATTATGATGAAAAAAATCAAATCACACATTTTAAAATAAATGATTTAAATCTACCAATAAATGAATGGTTAGAATTTTTTGGTATTTGGTTAGCTGAAGGTTATATTGGTAAAGAACGTGATCAAATATTTTTTGCAGCACATAAACAACGAGTTAAAGATAAATTAACTGAAATATGTGCGATTATGAATTTGGATATTAAAAAAGCAAAAAATTATTTAACTGATACAGTTAAACAAGTATGGTATATTAATGATTCTAAAATAGCACAATATATGAGACAATATAGTATCGGATCAATAAATAAATATTTACCATCGTGGGTTTGGAATTTAGAAACATTATTATGTCGTAAATTAATCAATGGAATGTTACTTGGTGATGGGTGTAAAAATGGAAACACAGATCGATATGATACATCATCAATACATTTAGCAAATGATTTTCAACGATTATGTTTACATGCTGGCTGGTCTTGCAACATTATGTTGAAAGGTAAAAAAGGAGAATGTGCTGTAATTAAAAGTGGATACAACAAAGGAAAAAAAATTACAAGAACAGTTGACGGATATGTTATGTCAATTGTAAGAACGCGTAATGAACCACAAGTCAATAAAGAAATTCAACATGGAAAACAACAAGATGAATATGTTGATTTTGTCGGCAAAGTATATTGTTGTTCAATGCCATATTTAGGAGTTTTATATGTTAGACGTAATTACGTCCCTATTTTTTGTGGTAACTCAAGACATGGTCAGAAGGGAACTGTAGGAATTTTACTTGATGCGACTGATATGCCATTTGCTGAATCAGGAATTCAACCTGATATTATTATTAACCCATGTTGCATCCCGAGTGAGATGTAAGGGATAGGCTCCTAAAATCTTATGCTCGGAACAGGGGGCAGTGGGTTTGCAAAAATCCGTTAAAAAGATGAATAAACATCTTACTGTGAAACCCTCTAGTCGGCGTGTGTAACGTACTGCATATGTTTGTGCAAGTGTTTACACGTGGTAAGTGGATGACAATCCACACCTATTATAACAGGCTAAGCTGGTGAAAACGGTTAAAATTCAGTTTACTCAGGCATGAGTAGTTGGACAAGACCGTCGGTTTTGATATAATCAAGATCGCTATCGATCGGGTCACCGGTTGGTTCATATAATATAATCTATTATATGGGCTCAATGTACGATCAGTCCATAACAAGATTATGTAGAACATAATTAATACTATATAATTCGAGTTATGTCTTGATATTTTTGATTTTATATTGAAAATATATGAATCGAAAGTTCAAGAATTAGATAATCAAATATCTAATGGGAAAGATCTCAGCCTAGACTGCAGCTGATTAATAAATCAGAAGGTCAAAGAGATCAAACGAGAATGACCATCGGACAATTATTCGAGTGTGTATTTTCTAAGGTCGCAGCTCTAAGAGGTGAAATGATTGACGCGACACCTTTTGAAAACTTTGATTTTACTAAGATAACAAATGAACTTAAAGATTATGGATTTAATGAATATGGTTATGAACACTTATATTGTGGAATGACAGGAAAAAAACTTATATCCAAAATTTTTATTGGTCCAACATTTTATCTAAGACTTAAACACATGGTCCAAGATAAAATTCATTGTTTAACAATGGATCATGATGTTTTAACTTTACAAGGTTGGAAAAAATATGATGAACTTAATATTGGTGATGATTTAATTAAATTTGACGGAAATGTTCAAAAAATTATTGATAAAATATATTATCCTTCATATTCGGGTATGATGTATGAAATACCAAAATTAGGTATTAAAGTAACACAAGATCACAGAATGTATATTTCAGTAGATAAAATTAACTTCGAACTTACCAAAGTACAAGAAATCAAATATCCTGTATATTTTAACACATCAACTGGTTTAGTTTTGATTAATAAATCGGATGTTTTAATAACTGAAGAAAAAAATATTCATGTCTTCTGTTTAACTGTTCCTGATGAAATCTTTTTAGTCCGAAGAAATGGTAAAACTGTTTGGACTGGAAATAGTCGTGCAACTGGACCAAAACAACGTCTTACACATCAGCCACCTGAAGGAAGATCTAAAGATGGTGGATTAAGATTTGGAGAGATGGAACGTGATGCAATGATTTCACATGGATGTTCATTATTCTTAAAGGAACGATTAGTTGATACGTCAGATATATATAGTTGTTATGTATGTAGTAAATGTGGATTATTAGCATCAAAGAAAATTGATAAGGAAATATATGTATGTAATTCATGTAGTAAGCTACCAGAAAATCAAGGAGAGATATCATACGCAAGTAAAATCACGATACCATATTGTTTCAAATTACTAGTTCAAGAATTGATGGCAATTAATATTTTACCAAGAATTAGAATTAAGTGAGTATGTTAATTTGATTTATTTAGTTATCTTCAATTAGTTATCTTCAATACGTTTAATATAAGCCATTCCATATTCAAAATTAACAATATGTTTAATAAGAGTAAATATATTACCATCATATTTATTATTTTCAGTTTTTAATATGATCACAACATTATTATTTTTTGATAAATTTAATGAACATGATGAGTAATTATCATACCAATTTTTATATGGTTCGATTGGTATCCAATATAAATAAGAAAATTGATTTGTTATATTTTTTTTATATTTATCTTCGATAATTTTAATTATCTCATCAGGAAATAATTTATTTAACATATAATAAATCATTTTTGAATGTTTTGGTGTAATTTTAATTCTTGTGTTAATTAATTTTCCATATTTTTTAATCATAAATTTATCCATTTCAATATAATTTATTCCATTAATTTCAATTTTTAAATTATTTAACTTATCCGATAGTTTAATAAAAAATCCTGTCGTAACGCCTAAAAATCGTAATTTTATTCTTGGGTTAGTAATTTCATCTGAATAGAATTGACTTATTTGTGTATCAAATTTTTCATAACTATTTTTATACACTAATGTTTCTCGAAATTTTTCATAATATATTTTATTATGTGTAATTACATCATAATTAAAATTATTTTCGGCAATCATATTTATTCTGACTTCATTATATTGTAAATATAATAATGGAACAAAATCATTATGTTTATTTGATAATTTAAGTATATTTTCATTTAAAGTTATATAATAATTATCATCAATAGTTTCAATTTCTGATAATCTTATTAGTAATTCAAATGGTATCGAAAATATTGTCGAGCTCCCGATCAATATTTCAAAACTAAATATTTCATCTAAGTTTATTATTGTCGGAATAACTAAAGTATCAATTTTAATCAAATCATATTGATGATTCAATCTTTCAATATAATTAGAACGAGCGTGAATAGTATCATATGTAATTGAATAATTGTTTGGATAATATTTATCCAAGTCACTTTTTGCTAATAATGCCAATTGTGACATTTTGTTAAGATATAATTTAACATCGTTTAAATAGTATTAATTTCAATATTTATAATTAATTTATCAATATTAATTTATAACAAATTATTATACGAATATAATATCTTAACAATTTAATAATAATGGACTGTAAAATAATAAATATTGTGTGGCCTGATAGGGGTATTTTATTAAGTATAATCGTTTATATAATAAAATTTTATGATAATTTATTAGAAAAAATAATTATTATCGATAATAAAAGATATCGTAAATTTTTAAGAAAGTTATTTACAGAATTTAAATTTAGCAAATTTGTTCAACATGATGAAAAAAATTTTTATTTTAATATAAGAACAATTATTAAAAAACAAGATGTCATTATTGATTATTTAGCTAATTATGAAACTTATATTAATGCTTCAACTTTAAGTTTTGTTCCATGGTATGATATGAATGATCCGCTTATTATTTACAAATATAACCAAGATAAAAAGCTATTAGCATCAGTATATAAAAAATTTATCAAAAAATTTTCATTGTGTAGAAGAGGTAATTATAATGGATATCCATGGGATGCCGTTTTAGAAACATATATTTTGAATATGTATAAAAAATATATGAAAAAACAAAACATAAATCATTTACTTCATTTATTAAATAAAACATTAGAATCTGAATATACAAACACTGTTAATTATAAAAATATTTTGTATCCATATATTATTAAAGAAAAACAAGAAATTACTAAAAATTCAACACAACAAAACAATGATAATATTGATGAGCTTATTAAACTTATTAGTGAAAAAATAAATAGTATTAATAATTTAATAATTTAACAAATTAGCAAAATAATAAAATAATTTGTAACTTTAATATATATTATGCAACCAGCACAAAATATTGATCCATTGTTAGAAAATATATTTAATGCGTTAGATATTAGAGATTTACAATTATTAGGACAGTTTAAAACATATTTTGGTAATTTGATACGTGAACATCGTTTGGATATTTATACTGAAATAAACCAAATTATTCCAAAATTAACTCAAGTCGATAACAAAATTAAAGCAGCACTTGATATTAATCCATCTATTAAAAAAAATATTATTGGTCTGAATGACTTATTATCAAATTTTACTAGATTACAAATATTTGCGATACTTAAAAAAATAAGTAATAAAACAAATCCACAAGATGTTATTAACGATTTGGTTAATTTAATTAATACAAAATTAAATACAGTTAATAATATTATTTCCCAAAAATTAGTACAAACAGGTGGTGGAAATAATTTAAACGAAACACAAATTGGTGGTAATTTAAATGATGATTTAACAGAAATTGCAACTATTATATCGATAGCATTGAATATTAATCTGGTGGACATTAAATTAGTAATTGATAATTTTTCACAAGAGGATAAATTTAAGTTATTTGCTGAAAAACCAAAAATTATGGAACTGGTCAAACAATTAAAAACACATGATGAAAGATTAAAATTATTTGGGGAAGAAAAATTAAGTGGCACATCAATTAACAGTTTTAATTTGTTAAAACAAAATCTTGGAATACTTCAAATCACAATTTTATTGACAGCCCAAAATTATGAAGAATTTATTAAAAGCTTGATTGATGTATTTAATGAAAAAATTGAGATAGTTAACACATTATTAAAAGAAAATATCACACCACCGCAACCTACAAGTATTCAACAACAATTACCAGCACCAGCACCAGCACCAGCACCAACTAACTTATTAGGTGGATCAAATAATAACGAATATTATTTAAAAAAATACAAAAAATATGAAGCAAAATATTTAAACAAAAAAAAATATAAAATGTAATGATAAATTAAATGAATGGATATAATAAAATGGAACTATCAGATAATTTACAGATAGTAAAAACAGAAAATGCGACTAAACCCAAAAAATTGGTTGATATAGCTAAAGAAATGGAAGATATATTAAATGTGAGAAATTTATTAACTGATATTATTAAAAAAAAAAATTTATCTGATATGATTATTTCTGGTGAATTTGTTAAGAAAATAGAATCATCTAAACAAATAAGTTTAAAATTAAAAAATCTTAAAATAAATAAAAAAAACGAAATAAAATTGAAAAAATTGCAAACTCTTTTTGGAAAATTAGAAATTTTGATTTTGATGAAAAAATTATCAAAATTAACAAATGGATATGATATTATTAATGAGTTTATTAATTTGATTAATAATAAGCTAATTGATGTTAACACAATATTACAACATAAAACACAAACAGGAGGTACTTCAAATTATTATTATAAATATATCAAATACAAAATTAAATATATAAAACTAAACAAAATTTGTAAAATTTAATTATAATATTATGTTATGATAATATAATATAATATTATGAGTACATCAAAAAAAGATGATCTTATTGAATTAATTAAATCCAATGAAAATAATGTTGGAAATTTAATTAAAATATTGATTGAAAGTGATGATGGGACTATTTTTACTGAACAATTATGTCAAAAACTTATTGAATTTTATAATATTTTTTTAAAATTAGAACAACACGAACAAGAATTTATTAATTCTAAAGCCAAGGAACTTAAAGATTCTGATGAAAAAATATTTGAAAACAAACAATATTTTGGTAATAATATGTTAAATAATTTAATGAAATTACAAATTTATTCATTATTAATTTATATAAAAAATACATTTCCACAATGCAAAGAAACAATCGATAAAATTATTGTTCCATTAACACAAAAAATTGGATCGTTAACTGATATCCAAGAAAAAATTGCTTCATCTAATATTCAATCAACACCATCAATATTATTTACACAGCAACAATTACAACCATCACTAGAATCACAACAACAATTACAACAACAATTACAACCAACACCAACACCACCAACACCACCATCAACACAACAAATACAAATATCATTATCACAACAACCATCAACACAACCATCAACACAACCATTACAACCTTCAACAATACCAACAACAATTGAAGAACTTGATATTTTATCAAAATCCATACCGACCAACCAAGCAATTAATATTCAACAAACAGTTGGAGCAGAAAATATAGAAGCAGTAGCAAAACAATCATACGAAAATATTAAAGAAAATGAACAGTCAAGTACAAATTTAATTTCAGATTTTAAAAATTTTAATCAAAGAGGTGGAGGTGAATTTATTGGAAAATATATTAATCTAGTTGATGTATTAAGTGATTTTTATAAAATATATAATACAGATTTGATGTTGAGAATTGTAACTATAATTTCATATCCAACAAAATTTCAAGAATTATGTAAAATAATTGGTGAAGACAAAAAAATTAATAAAACCGCTAATACAATATCCGATGAAATTTTAAATATATTTTTTACTAAAATAGATGGTAGTGTGGTTGAAATAATAAAAATTTTAATAAATAAAAAAGTAATTGATATTGGTCGTATTGATATAGATAATAAAATTTATTATAATCTAATAAACAATGGACAAAATAATGGTATATTTATTTTTACTTATAATTTGTTTAACGCATTATCAAAAGCGATGGAAGATTTGAATATTTATAGTAATTTCTTCAGTGGTATTGAAATAGCAGGACAGTTAAATATTTTAATATATAATAATTGTCTGAGAAAAATAATGTCATTAATGTCTGGTAAAGAAAATAGTTATTATGGATTATTTGAAAAAAAAAAAGAATTTATTCTTCAAAAATATAATGAATGTTTGACAGAAAACAAAAAAATATTTTCTTATTTAAGAATAAGAAATGATAATACAAACGCAATTATACAACAAAATCCACGTTATGCGTATGAAATAAATGCTCAAAATTTCAATAAAGGGTATTTTTATTTGGGATATTTAAATTGTGAATCAGATAATAATAATGTTCTATCTAATTGTTCAAATAATAAAGAATATTATTATTTTGGACCATATGATGATATTTTTGAAAAAAATATTAATAATAAGGAAATTGCTAAAAAAATTTATAATGACATATCTGATAGATTATTAATAAAAAAACAAGATATTTGTGTTATTAGTTATGGTCAATCTGGTTCTGGTAAAACAAGCTCGTTAATTTATTTAAACACAAAAGATAACATGACTGGTCAAGATATTAAAACTGATGGTGTGTTAGTTGAATTATGTAATAATGCAGATTTTATTAATGTTGTCACAAATATCGAAGTTAAAATGGTTAACATATATGCCAGACATGGTGTCGATATAAATTATATCAAACGACAATTTAATAAAAATGTATATGATGTTACAGATATATTACCTGCCGAATTCAAAATAATTAACATCGGAGGTATTTTAAAATGGTATAATAGTACAAATAATAAAAATTTAGGAGAATATATTATTGATATATTTAATGATCCACAATATAGACAAATCGAACCTACTCCAAATAATCCTGAAAGTTCAAGAAGTCATATGATAGTTGATATGGTTTTAACAATAAATGGAACTAACGAACCGAGACATATTATAATTTGTGATTTTGCTGGCGTTGAAAATAAATTCGATTGTGGTGATAGTAATGAAATACAGAAATTTGAAGAGTCATATAAATTAAATAAAAAATACGAAGACCCAATTAAAATAAAATTTAATGACTATTTTGATATGCAAACACAAAGTACAGAACATCTTATTAATCAATCAATAATTGACAGACAACAATATAACGTAAATATTTTAGAATATAAAAAAACACTAATTTCACAAATTAATTATGTCATTGAAATGCATAATTATTTACAAACAATTAATAAAATTGAAAATTTACCAGTTTTGAAAAATATAAATATTTTATTAACAACACAACCACAAAATGAACAACAATTTGCTTGTGAATCAAATATGACAAAATTAAATAATAATAATGCGTATAAAATAATTCAACAAATTTATAATATCAATGATATTATTAAATATATTAACGAGAATATTATTAACAGCATTAACAAAATAAAAACTGACAGCAATATTATTAATGCTATTAATAATTTTGAATTTCAATTAGCACTTCAATTAGAAAATTGGCTTGTTGATAATTATCAAATTAAATGGGATGATGTTATTAATTTGATGATAAAAATTAATAAATCATTGCAACGGGATACAATTGGTTTAACAAAATTGTACAATATGACAGACTCAAACCAAATCAAAATTGTACAGTCATATAACAACGGAAATACATCACCATTTGATTATTTTAAAAATAGTACAAAAACAGAACAATTCAAAAATTTGTTCGACGAATATGATGGTGTACTTTATCCAAAAAAAAATATAAATTTTATATTTAATTTTAATGCTGGTGGTCAATTATTTAATAATTTTAAATCTTTGGCATCGAATTATAGACTATATATATTAAAACCATTATTCAAAGATTTATTACGACAATTTAATTTTTGTGTTTGTAGATTTATAAAATTATCTCAAATAACTTACAATTGTAAAATTAGAAATAATGAAGGATTATTTATAAATCATGTATTATCTGATATTAGGCGCGACGTTCGACGTTTTATTATTAGTACTGTCAAACAAAATACAACTAAAAATATTGTTCCTGTATTTTTTGATAAATTACCTCATCCATATTGTGTTAATACAAATATAAATGATAATGTTTATGATACTTTTTATGAAGCATCAACAAACACAATATACGATCAAAATATTATTTTTGATATATTCAAAGATAAACTTAAAATTGACATTAAAAATCTAAATTTTATAATATACACACTAATTAATTTGACAAATAATAATAAAACTAATAACCCACCAAACCCACCTTATACTAATATCAAACATTTTATTTATTTAAATAATATTAAAAAACCATATAATCAAGAATCAGTTGCACGTGAATTTAATTTAGTATTTGGTAATAATAATTACTATAAAAATGATCAAAATTTCATAGCACTTGTAATATCTATACAATCACAAGCATCTCCAATTAATTTTAAAAATGAGGTTAATAAATTGATTGATTATGTAAATATTAATAATTCTGTTACTTTAATTGGTAGTTTAGAATCGACTGATCAAATACAAAATATTACTTATGACAAAGTTGTTTGTTCATTTGATAATGATTTAAAAAATATATTAACAAAATATTCACCTTTTAATATAAATCAAAATTATCCCCAAGTCGCAAATAAAGATAATAACAAAATTGAAGAATTAAATGATATAATTGATGGTATATTTAAATCATTTAAGGATCGTGTCAACAATCCGAAAACGACCATTTAATTTGATAATTTATACTTATTTTTTGTTATAATTTTTTCAATTTTTTATGAAAATATAATGAAAATGCATTTTCGACGTATTTTCATTATATTTTCATAAAAAATTGAAAAAATTATTGTATCAATATCTTATCAATATTGTTATTATTAAATAGACTTAACATGTCAAATCAAGAAATGAAACGTTTTGTTATTAAATTATGTCCCACCGACGAGTGGTCTGGATGTTTCCATATTAATGAACTCCCAGACGGATCTTTCGAAAATAATGGAGTTTTTGGTCGTGAACATATTAAAAAACGATTGGTTAATAATCAAAATATTTTAAACGAATTATTATTGGAAAAAATTGACCAAAACCAAATCACTTTTTCAAAAAAATCTGATGGTTATATTTATGTAGAAGATACTTCTGAACTAAATACTTCTTATTTAAATGATAAAAAAATGATAAAAAATATTAAATATAAAGTTAACTCATTTGATATGGTTGCGTTTTGGTTAAGCAATACGGCTTCAAATATTGTCCCAAAATATATTATTTATCCTCGCGTAAATAAAATTGCTTCAGTTCAACAAAACACATCACAATGGAATAATTTGTGTGTTAGCGAAAATTATGGACTTGTTGGAGTGAGTAACACGAATGAAACACAAGGGCGAGTTGTGAACGTCAGTGAACAACGCGAACTTGTTGGAGTGAGTAACACAAACGAAACAATCGAACGTGTTAATATGTTCCCTAGTAATCCGACACCTAATTTATTAATTTCATCCATCGAACCACCAAAACAATCGAATTCTCTTTTTTCTTCTGTTTTTAGTTGTAAATCATTGTCAACTATGCAACCTATTTATCAACCAGTCCCACGAAATATTTCATCACCAACCCCAATGCCTGTCTTATCACCAAATCCACAACCTATTTCACGACCAGTTTCGCCAATTTTACAAAATATTACGTCATCAAATTCATCGTCTAATTTATCAACGAATTCGCGACCAATTCAACAACCAATTCCGCCAATCCCACCACCTATTTCACGACCAGTTTCGAGACCAATTCCGCAACCAGTGCCACCAATTCCGCCACCAATTCCGCCACCAATTCCGAAACCTATTTTACAACCAGTTCCACAAAATATTTCACAACTGCCACCAGTTTCGAGACCAATTCCGCCACCAATTCCGCCACCAAATTCGCCGCCAAATTCGCCACCAACTCCGAAACCTATTTTACAACCAGTTCCACAAAATATTTCACAACTGCCACCAGTTTCGAGACCAATTCCGCCACCAATTCCGCCACCAAATTCGCCACCAATTCCGCCACCAAATTCGCCACCAATTCCGCCACCAAATTCGCCACCAAATTCGCCGCCAAATTCGCCACCAAATTCGCCGCCAAATTCGCCACCAACTCCGAAACCTATTTTACAACCAGTTCCACAACAAATTCAACAATCAATTCAACAACTAATTCAATTACCAACCCAACCACCAACCCCAAAATTAATTCCACAATCAATTATCCCAACAATTCAACCATTATATATAACACAATCATCTAATTTACAAACAGAAATATTCGACATGTGTAAAAAATATGTTAATAATGGGTTGGAAAATAGTGGAAATGAATTAGCAGATATTAAAATGAAAATTGATAAAATTAATAATCTTAAAAAACTTTTATCATAATTTTTTTAAAAAAAAATATTATATATTTTAATTTATTTGTTATATTAATAATTAAATTAAAATATGACGATAATATGTTTAATTAATTTTGCTAAATAAGTAATATGTTATGTTAAAAATCAATTGGTTGCGTATTTATTGAATAATTTATTTAGTTTATAATTATATTGGTAAGAATAATGGGGAAAAAAGTTAGTGAAATAGTTAAACAAAAAATAGTCAATGATATTGTCGAACCTGCTTATGTTAAAGATGTACAAAGTAATATTCATGGAAAAACTTGTTGGAAAAAAACAGGACAAATTTTTGAAGCATTTTCGAAAGTATTAGTCGCAGTTGGTGGTGTTATTAGTTTCTCTTCTGGTTACTTTGATTATTCTATTTTAGGTTTCGTCGCTGGTGCGATTAATAGTGGTAGTTTAGCCATGTTACAATTTTCATCTTTTGCTTATTCAGAAAATACAAAACAATCACAAGAACTTAATATTATTTTGGACAAATTAGATATCGACTCAATTCCTGAAATTAATAGAAATACTAATTTAAACAATTTAAAAGCTATTGATGATATTAACCAAAAAAAAGAAAATGAAATCGAATTAAAAGATGAGCAAATTAAAAAATATCAAAATATTATTAGTAAATTATCAAATAATTCACAAAAAGATGTAATAATTGATATGTCGACAGGAAATCCGATTGAAACCCCAACCGAGAAACAAGTTGAAAAACCAGCTGAAAAACCAGCTGAAAAACCAGCTGAAAAACCAGCTGAAAAACCAGCTGAAAAACCAGCTGAAAAACCAGCTGAAAAACCAATTGAAAAACCAATCGAAAAACCAGCTGAAAAACCAATTGAAAAACCAATCGAAAAACCAGCTGAAAAACCAATCGAAAAATATCAATTTTTGCCAGTTATAAAAATAGATGAGCAAGTACCAATAAAAGAACAAATTATTATCACAAGACCATCAAGTCCAAGTATTAATAAATAATATTGTTGAAGTCTTAATAATTATTAAGATTATTAATTTTATTAAAATATTTATAATATTTTTTTAAATATTGATAACCTCCGAATTGGTTTGAGTATTTTTTTTTTAATAAAACACAACCATTTAATTTATGTTTTATTTCAATTAATTTATTCGTTCCATAATTATGTATATTTTTATAACCATAATTAATTATTAATAATTTAATAATCAATTCAGTATGATATAAACCTGCATGAATAATAACAGGTTTATCTAAAGATATTATAATATTAAAAATTGTATACCATTCCATAATCGAATCTAATAAATTATTAATTTCATTATTTAATATCAAATAAATATCTTTCAAGTCATTCAATTTAGTACATAATATTTTCCTATACTTAAAAATAAATTTTTTGTAATTCCGAAGTAAAACATTAAAATGTTTGTTAAGTTTTTTATTTTTTTTTAATATATTGTTATAATTTTTTATTTTATTTTGTATGTAATGTTCTTTACACAAAAAAAAATCATCAATATTTTTTATATATGACATTAACGTTTCATCATTATTGTTATTTATTTCCCAACTAAATGGAATATAATAAGGTCTAATGTCGATCGCATTTATTTTTTCATAATTTTGTAAATATAAATTTTTTAACATTTGTGTGTGAGGGGATTTACTCCAAAGTTCTTTAATATTAATATTTTCTCGTGGTACTTCTTCTAATAAAATTTGACTAGTATTAAATTTACTATTTAACCAATTTACGATGTTAGTATTATTATAACAATTATCAAGAGTATCATGCATATCAGCAAATATGATAACCTTATGTTTGTTATCAATATTTTCTAAAATAGTATAACCAATACTCCCATAAATAATATTATCATTTTGATCCATTATAATATTATATATAAATAAAAAATTGAAATATTATAAAAAATTAATATTATTGTGTTAAGGAAAATGAATAATACCAGACACTTAAATTATAGATTAATTTTTTGTAGTAAATTAAACATATATTTTTATTTATTAAAATTAATAGATAAAATTTTTTTCTGAAATTTT